GTAAACTCCATAAACAGACAGAACAAAATCATAAGCGGTTTCCGTCTGAATATAAGATGTTGACCAATATGGCCCTAGGTCGAGAACTGGAACGTATCCAGATTCTCTCATCTCCTTTACAATCATACTTTCATATTGGGAACGGAGCCGGGCAAAATCGGCATCGTCACCGATTTTGCCCTCTAGCCCGAACCTCTTAATTGTCTTGTGCATGTATCAAAGGTTAAACTTTTCCGTCACGATACCACGGTCAATATCCCAGTCGAGATAGAAGTCGAACATGCTTCCATGTCGATTCTTTCGGCACACAATTTCAACAAGGTCTGACTCTTCCTGACGATGAACCGCAAAGGCCATGTCAGCATCATACTCAATTGCCTTGGACCATGCAACCTGACTCATCATCGGAGGAGAATCGCGGTCGGAAAGGTCTGACTGAGTTGCAGCCGTAATATCAATCAGCGGGATATTGTTCGTAACCGCAAGCATCTTGAATTCACGAGATACGGCCATACCACGCTCGGTAGGACTATTAGAACGACTATTGCACTGGAATAGCTGGTGATAATCACAGATTACCAAATCCGGCTTGTGCTGGTCAATCTTGCCCTGAACCGTATTGGGGGTTACATCATTAAGTCCCTCATTTGATACTACCACGAATCCGCCCTTGTTATCAAACCTGCGCCTACCCCATGCGTGGAAGTCGTCAATATTGACATCTCCCTTTGCAAAATCAGACGCTCGGAATAGACCAGAACCCATCATGGTATAAATTCGGTCACGCATATTCTCTGGAGACATTTCCAGAGAAACAATCATCGGCTTAAAACCCTGCTCCCATGCCTTACAGGCTAGATAGGAAGTGAACCACGTCTTACCCTTACCAGGCCAACCGATAGCCACAATCAAGTGGCCTGGAGCCATTCCAGTAGGATAGACTGAATCAATAGACTTAAATGTCGTTGGAATACCAGGACTACCCGTAGCATTACTACGCTCACGGACATTGGCAAAATGCTGCTCTGCCGCCGCGAAATCTGTGACATCAACATCTCGCACATTGTTTGCGAAACGCCCCAACTTTGCCAGAGCGGTATTCGTCTTGTCAATGATTCGACCTGGAGCCTCGCCTGCCTGAATTGCAGCACCAGCCTTTGTCACAATCTGCTTAATCCGAGCATTCATATAGTCGGTCTTAAGCTCATCCAGATAGTATTCCGTCTCACCCTTGATGCCAAGGTCTTCCAGGTCATCAAAGCGCTCCTGAAGAACACTCAATTCAGGAACGGACTTATACTTTTCGTAATGCGTCTTGATGCTCTTCCAAACATCACCATATGCATCAAAAAGTTCATCTACATTGTCTGCGAACAGAACCCCAATGTCCTTGTTCTTGCAGACTGCGTTAATTACCTTAAGTTCAGCCGTCATTCTTGGATTCCAGCTCCTTTACTCTTTGTTCAGTCTGCTTTCGCAGTTCTGCTCGCTTACGTTCATCTTCCTGCTTCTCTTCATAAACCTCAGAAATCTTCTCATAGTTCATCAAGAGAAAATCAACGGGGTGACCAAGGCGACCAGTCTTGAAGTAGTATTCAACCACTTCTCGACAACGCTGGTAGCCAAGGTCTTCCACCATATCCTGAAAGCCCCACTTAACGCGATAGCGATTGATGTTAGGCTTCCGAGAATACTTTTCGGTGAAACACTGAATATAAAGAGTAATCAGAGCATTAGCATTTTGCGCTACCACATTCTTAGAGGCCAATTTTACTCCTTAATTGCCTTAATCTGCTGCTCTACCTCATCAACCTTCTCAAGCAGCCTGGATTCTGCCCAACTATATACCTTCTCAAAAGTTGGGTTTGGATTCCCTGCGCCATCAAGCTCAAGGCCGATGTCTACGCGCAGAGACTCAAAATTACCCATGTTACGAGTATACCCCAGACTCACCTTCACTCGGTGACTTGCAGGAGTCTTTTCGGTCTCAACTTCATGCATCTTCAGCAACAACCTCCTTAGTAGGTTCATCAATCTTAGACATATTAGCACCGTTAAACCCGAAGAATGGCTTATCCTTTACATCGGAGTTATCCTCTTCTTCCAGGTCGATACCCAGACGCTCAGCCAGTCCAATCCACATGGCCACAGCATCCATCAACTTTTCAACATTCTTTGACTCTACAGCAAGGTACACTGCTGCGTCAAGGGCCGCCGCTGCCTGCAAAAGGGCGACGCTACCATTCAACTCGTCATCAATAGGTTCATAGGTGACGGGCTTAACCTTTACCAATCTTGCTCCTTCCAGACGGGAACGAACTCTCCGCCTTCGGTCTTAACGTATGTTACAAGGTCATGACGCATCATAGCTCTCAATTCAGCCTTTGAAGGAAGAGACTGTCTAGGTCTAATCTTACCATCCTTACGAGGTCTTCCAATATGGACTGTGAGAAGATAGTCATGCAAATCAAACATGTTTTCTTCAGAGAACATGTAAAACAGTGGCCTTCTTTTTTCATCTAGAGTGTATGTTCTTTGGGGGGTCTTAATCTTACCCGCCAAAATATCACGCTCAATGTTGACCCGATGCCTTCCAATCATAGCACTAACCTGCTTCATCTTGAAAGCCTTACCATGATTTTTTCTGACATCGGACCAGACATAACCGACCCGCTTTCCTTGCGGAAAGTTCCAGCAAATAACAAAGTCCTCAGGTCGATTAACACTGAGGACTTTGTGCAAATCCCCGTTCAAGTAAAAGTACCTCAGACGGGCCTTGCGTCGCTTGCGGCGGTGGCGTGGCTTTGTTCCGTTTTCCATAGCCATGCAGCAAACCTATTCTTTGTCTTATCTAGCATCCATCGCTTACCGCAGATGATGCAAAACAGTTCTACGTGCTTCTTTTCTGAAAACACACGGTCAAACATCACTCGACCGTTACACTTATTACAGTACACTAGGCTGACCAATCGTGGTCGTAGGCTTGTTAGGAACTGCATAAACTCCGAGAGCACCAGCAGCAATAACAAGAACCTGTAGCCACTCAGATGCCGTGATACCGTCGGTAATTACAGTCACGAGGAATGTAAGAACTGCGGTAACAATAGCGAGAATAGCCTTTGTGTAACGAGAGCCAGGAACGTTAGGTGCAGCAAAAACAGCAGCAGCACCGGCACCAGCAATGGCAACGTTAATCCACTCTACGTTGGTCACAGTGTTGTCAGTAAGAGCAGCAACAACCGCAGAAATAACGGTTACGAGAACTGCTAGCAGAGACTTGGCATAAGCCATATAGGTTATACCTCCTTCACTTTTTATCTAAGCTCATTATAGCAGAGCCGAGATTCAAGGGCAATTTTAAGTTGACTAGCCCTTGAAAACCTTTCCATCAACTACACAAACATAGTCTGGAGAGATGGGAACGAACTGAAGAAACGGAACATTATCAATAACATGCCCAATTCCAAAACCAAGTTCCCACGACGGATTTGTAGTGTATCTCAATCCGTATGCACTCGGGTCACAAAGATGACCGGTGCCTAGACCAACCAGTGTGGTCCCTGTCATTGGATATGACTTATATACTACACCACCACGATGGTCGTGTCCACGTGCAAGAGAGATGTTGTAATTCTCGATATCACTCTTTACTGCTAGACCGGTAGTTGTAGTTGTATTTCCGTGATGAACGTAAATCCCGCCAAATCTCTCGATTGGCGGAAGTTCATATGGACGCCATGCAATCCCAAGGTCATCGAGACCCCACAGCATATTTGGAGTAACTTCGTCCACGTACTCAGGAAACTTCTTATCCATGTATCCCTTTGCACGAATATCATGATTACCCAAACTCGCGTGCATGTCAGCGTCCTTATGCTGATTCCGAGCAAAGGTGTAAAGCTCCCTTGCTCCCTCTGCATTCTTCTTTATGAATGGAAGAGGAGAAACCCGGCCACGAAACTGCTCGTCGGTCTCTTCATCAATCTTCTTTTCCTTCTTTAGCTGACTGAAGAATTCGTCTGTAGTTCCATCAGAGAACCTACTATATTCTAGCTGGTCATCGATGTCCCCAAGGAAGTCCATCGCATCTGGCTTCCACCACTTCATAGCCTTAAAGAAAAGGTCTACCGCTCGCTTATCGTGATATGGAATCTGTAGGTCACCTACAAAAGCCCACTTCATATATTCTCCTATCAAAACAGTGAGGACCGAGTTTCCCCGGCCCTCCTGGACAATTACTTAACCTTACCTCAACACTAGCTGAGTTGTCAACCGGTCAGCCCGGTCATGTTCTTTCCTTGTGCATACGAACAGATTGTACCACGAGTTATCCGTCTTGTCGCCAGAAATGTGGTGAACTGTTTCCCATGATTTAAGGATTCGTCCCATGCTCCTTTCTGCTGCAAGTCTGTGTTCATAATACCACCCGCCCGAAAAACTTTTCGGATGCTCAGGCACCCAAACCAAAACATAACCGTTAGGATTTAGGCGGCGGTCGCGTCTATGCCACTTCTGTAGTGGAGTATACTTCATAGACACGCCTCCTTCCAAATTTTAGTATCCCATCGCAATCCAGTTGATATAGATTTGCTTTGCCAAATAGTGAGACTTCTCAAGAGTAGCTGTAGCACCAACCACAATAAATCCCCTGTGGTCTGGAACGTATCCTTCTCCTTGAATTCCATAATGTGAAAGAATAATTCTTCTGTTATATGGAGAAGTCACACTTGTAACAATTACCGGCTTAGAGCCAGCAGTAAAGAAGCTTCCGAAATTGATAGTCTTCTTGTAATAGTGCGCCTTACTTGGTGCAATTGTTGCGGTACCACATGCAATCTTAATTCCAGAATCCTTCTTAATGGAATAAGAATTGTAATACAACTTCGGTGCTCTTTCAAAGAGGTATCGTGTATTCGATACCATCGTATTCAACTTATCAGTTGCTAGATATTCATTTGGAGCCCAATTAACATCCTTAAACGCTGAAACGGCCAATTAACTCAACACCTCCCCATCACTGTGAAAATTGGTTTCTTCTTCAGAAACTACAATGATGCTTTTCTCATCAAGACCGTACTTACTGAATACATCTGGAGAGACAATGTGCCTCTTCAACCCGCGAGAAATCAGATAGTCCTTCTTATCGGCTTGATTTCTAATCAGCGTACCATCTCTAAAACCAATATATCCCTTAACAGGAATGTGAGCAACTGCCGCTTCACTGGACAAAGAGATGTGAGCGTGCCATGAAGAAACAACTCTATCAGACTTTACGCCAACACGGTAGCCATCCCTAATGAGGAAATACCCGGCCTCTGTAACGACAAAGAGGCCGTAAGGGTAATCCGTCTTAGTAGTTGGAATGTTAAGCTCAGGCGTCTTCCGACGAAACGGCCACATTCTCATTCGTCTCCTCAAGGCGACTTTTCAGCTCAGCATTCTCCTGCTCAAGCTCGCCAATTCGCTTAGCGTTATCCTCAAGCAAGAGAGAAGCCTCGGCTCTGATGCTGGCAATTTCCTCTTCAGCATCAGCAATCTTCTTTCCTAGACTCTGCTTAAGAGCAGTAATAGTTAGTTCTAGTCTCTTTGTATTATCCATAATTTCTTTAACTTCTTTCTCTCTTTGAATATTATATACACAGACCACTCGGTCTTGTCAACCCTTGTGGTAGATAGTTAGCTTTCCGTAACTAGACCCGCTTGACTTACCGTACAAAACGGCATAATCTGAGGTCGAACTACCATACACACCGATACCCTCAAGTCGGTCGGTATTGTTCGGGTCAGCAACAACAAAGTTATTGTACCATGAAGATGGAATCGTTACCGTAGCCGCCTCACCACGACTTAGATAAACGATATTGTCTCCAGAACTTCCTTCGTTTGTCATAGAACCAACTGGGTCTCCAGAAGGCTTCGTTTGATACTTGTGACCACGAAGATTGATTCCAACCCCGGCGTTATTACCGTGAGAGGTATTAAGTCTCTTCAGGTAAATAGTCATCTTGGTTGGAGTACGAACAACACCACCAGTTGCCAACTTGCTGTAAATGTTGCTACCGTAGAAGTACAAACCACGGTGGTTGTCGTTTCCAGTCCAGTCACCCTGGTAAACTTCATCACCATCATTTCTCCACATACCGCCGTAACCTAGTCGGTATGAACCAGAGCTAGATGGAGAAATGGTGATAGGACTTGCCAGAAGATATCTAGACGCGCTCACATATGAGGAATGGTTACCAGACTTGTCATAAGAAACCACGCGGTAGTAAATTGTCTTGTTGACTGGAAGACCCGAGTGTGTGTAGGTCTTTGCCTGTGATGCAGAACCAGTAACCGTAATCACTGTACCATCGGTTGTCAAGGTCTTTGTACCGGAACTCGCAATTGTTACTGTTGGGTAGCGGTCAGACCTCCAGATAACCTTAACACCTGCTGTATCAGAAGCGCTAGGGTTCGTCCAAGCAAGCTTGTAGGAACCTGTTGACGTTCCAGACGATACCGCAGAAATTGTAAATCCAGTAGGGGCTGATGGAGCAGTCGTGTCAGTTCCCGGCGTACTTGTCGTAGGCATTGCTGACAAGTTCATCTGCAATCCCTCAATTGAGAGGGAGGTACCTAGTCCAGCACCCTCAGGAGGTGACCAAAGAATACATTCCCCACTGGTCTTGACGTGGAAAGCCACACCAGATGACCAAGAGTTACCATTCCACATCAATGCACACATATACTGAGGACTCGATGGTCGATATCCAGAAGGAAGAGTAAAGATAACGCTTCCTGTGGCACCAGCCGTACCAGTCCATGAGCCAGCACCACGGAATACTAGCATGTTGTTAATCTTTGCTACACCTAGTGCACGACCGGCGTCAAATGGGGTCAGTACGCTTGAGGTAAGCGGAACCCACTGTAGTGGACCATCAACGATAAGTGAACCATGAACGTGAACATCATATGGATAATTGCCATCAGCCGCAGGCTGGGTAGACAGCGCCCAAGAGCCGTTAGGACTCGTTAGAGCCATTCTTCCTGGGAATGCACCATCTGCCATACCATAAATAGCAATTCTAGATTCTTCAACACCTTCTGAACTGAAGAATGATGTTGTAAGTGAAACTCTAGAGCCATTAGTGTCAGTATAATTGATGAGTCTCAGTCCACCAGTACCCGCTTCATTCTGAAGAATTACACCCTTGTATCCTGGCGCATCAGGCTTTCCAGTTCCACCAATTACCGCAGAAGGAAGCTGGAAGTCATTCTCAGCAATGATAATTGGACCACGGCTACGAACGACTTCAGCATTCAAATCAATTTTGCTTGCTGAAGCAGAACGGAAATCCGTCTTCTTGTCATTGGCCTCAAGCTGGACATCTTCTACATAAACGATATCGCCAGTTGCTCCATTGAACCAACTGAATGAAAATTCAATTGTGTAACAAGTATCTGGAACAACAATCGGAGTTACAAATGCATAGTATGTCCAGTCATTATTGGTGATTGCCTTTTCAATGAAGTATCCATTAAGCATTGCTCCAGCTTCATCAAGGAACTTCACTACCAAACGAACATTCCTACCTGTAGCAGTTCCCATCATTGCATAACCAGAAACAGTTACCTTCTGGCCAACCAATTCCTGATTACCAAGAACAGATACTTGATACTTACCCAAAAGCTCTGTAGTTGATGGGCTAGAGATTGTTCCTGTTGCCTGAATCTGAAGACACGAATTATCCTCACGACCAACCGTTTCATTCCAAGAAAGGGTTGTGTTTGCCATTCCAGTCCAACCAGAAATTCCAGTCTGGAATGATGCATCATATAGATAGTTAGGGTTCTGGTCCCAAATACCAATGTATGGACCTTCATTGTAACCACTCAAGCTATTGAGAAGTGGTGGAACAATTCTTAGGTGTGCTGCATCGTTGGTCTCACCATCTGTAATATGACCAATCAGACCCGGCTTCTTTTCGTCAATTTCTCCGGTGTAGAATCTAAGGGCATGGTCAAATTCTGTACCATCCTGAATATTCTCAATGGATACAGATTTCATGCTTTCGCTATTACCGGTCGTGTCAACCTTGGCTACAGCTCCAGATTCATATGATTCAATAGAGAACTGGTCAAGCTGAGCGATAGAACCTGGGGCGGTATCAAATTCAACGTAAGGAACCATGAATCTAACTTCCTGGTTAAATGATGAAGGATTGTATTCATCAAGGAACATTCCAGCCTTACCGAATTTACCAGTTGCACCAGAACCACCACGGCCCTTCATGTAACCTGTTAGGGTAATCCAGTCAGACGTAGTGCCTGAGCCACCAGTAGCAATAGGAACTTCAACATTATCAGCAACAAGCATATACTGATTTGAAGAATACCCGGCCAAAGTGCTGTAATCTGTCGGCATAGGATGCTTCTTTGTTGGCGTTGTGGCATCATCAATGAAGTCATAATCGATGAAGTTATTGGCGTTATCCATACCAAATAGACCAAGCTTAATTCTTGGTGGTGTGGTAACGGCAACATCATCAATGTATCCGATTACAGTTCCAGCAGTTACGTTATCATAACGTGCAAGGCGAATAATAAAGTTTGCATTTGTTGCATTGGCTGGTGCAGTAAATGTTGCACCGACAGAGAACCAATCTGTTGGGGCTGTCAAGATTACACCATTAGTATCTACCGGTGGGGTGATAAGCTGAATACTCTCATCAAGATACCCGCTAGTTCCAAACCAAGTGACTCTAAGCTCAATGTTTCCATAATTCGTTGCATTGTAGTATGCAGCCTGAATCATTGCCTTAATCTTGGCATTGATTGTGTAATTGTATCCAGGCTTTACAAGAACATTAGTCCATGCACGATAAGAAGCACCAGTTGAAGCACCAGAAGTCATTCTCATCGAATATGTTCCTGTGCTTGCATAGGTGTTACTTGCTGCAATGGTTGCACCATTTGTTGCGTCTACTGTCCAACCAGTTGTATTGTTACTCTCAAAGGTACCATTGCTATTCAACGTAGAAACGGTGAAGGCTCGAACACGGGCAGAAATACGATAAAGAATGGTTGGGTCATAAGCAATAGGCTTGACACCAGTACCATTTCTCAATACCAGACCCGGCCCGGTAAACTCGAACAGAGATTCGGCAGAGTAAGCACCAGGGTCAATCTTCTGCTGAACAGAACCGCTCTGTAGCCATAGGTTTGCATCCTGCATGTAGTCGAACAACTTAGCATTTGCTGTGTTCTGGAATGGAGAGTCGAACGCAGTTACCTTGATTGAGTTTACGGCTAGTTGACGGAACTCGGCATATCCGTCATTTCGAATAACCCAACCCGTTGTTCCAGCAGAATAGTTAGCTGACTGAATCTTGGAATTAGCACCATCAGCCGATGGATTGTTTACATCACCAACAACAAGGCGTCCACGAATATTAGCATCGCCAAGTTGGGCATTACCCTGCATATTAATTGACCATGCTGGCTGCCCTGCCAGACCACTTGCTGAAGCCGTTGAGCGAATTTCACCTGTGCGAATAATTCCGCCATCGATAGATGTTGAGGCAGGTGGCTTCCACTGTGAAGGACCCGTATCAGCAGTAACCTTCTTTTCAAGCTGTAGACCATCCCAATACATATCTCCAGCAGTATATTGAGATAGGTAAAGCTCTGCACTTGTTTGTGTACCAGAATTGAATGTACCCCAAATCCTTGTCCACACCCCTGTTGCAGGAATTGAGGTATTTCCAACTGGACCTGGGAATGTAGCATCCGCTAGCTTGATTCCAAGCGCGGCTGTCTTTGCACCAGCTCCGGTCTTTACGTAAACCCATCCAGAGAAAATGTAATCGGTATTGGCCTCTAGCTGAACATTGTAGCTAGTGAATGTCGGACCAAGATATGTCCTTGAAAATGTACCTACACCGGTCCATGAAGTCTTGATGCACTGAGTATTATACTTTCCAGTAACGTCGGTTGCATCAGAAATGGCCCAGGTTGAAACTCCACCATCATTGAAGGTGATAAGGTTGCTTGTGTACCATGACTTTACAAACTCAAAGTCGGCGTAAGCAGGGTGAAGCATGTTGTGACCATTCTGAAGCTGAAGTGCAGAAGCCCTAATGGTACCCTGATTAATTTCAAGTGTATTATTTGTTAGACGCCATCCGGTTGAGCCAGCAGCATAATTTGCGCTCTGCATAATTCCGCTGGTGCCCATTGTGAAGGTAGAGCCAACCGTGAGGTTCTGTGAAAATGTCGAATTGGCCTTGATGGTATTTGCATCAAGGCTGTTGGCTACTACTCTGTCACCGTTAAGACTAGCTGCGGTAATCTTGTCACCATTGATTGTACCCGCCTGAATATCAGCATTGGCTACGTAACGTGGTGTTCCAGATACGATAGAAGACCAAGCTCCCGCATTTCCTGTAGCATCAATTGCACGAACCCTTGTGTAGTAGGTTGTGTTAGATGTCAGATTGGAGAAGGATACAATGGTTCCAGAATTCTGCTTAGTAAGTAGATTAGCCGTGTTGAATGTATTGGCTGTATCAAGCTGAATTTCATAACTTCCAATACCATTCTTTACATCATTTTCTGTGCTTTCTGTCCAAGCAACTGTCACCGTTGTAATACCGGCTCCCATAGTAACTCCAGAAACCGCCGCAGGTGCGGTAGTGTCCTTTGCTGTTAGAATTGGGTATGTTCCGGCATTCGTGTAAGCACTTGAATTTCCAGAATAATCAACAGAGGCCACGGCAACATTGTAGTTTGTGTTAGGGCTAAGACCGTTGATGCGCGCAGTTGTAACGCCCTCTGGAACATTGATGTACTCCCAAGTTGTTCCTGTACTGTATCGAACACTGTAATTTTGTAGGTCTGTATCGGCAACCCCGGTCCAAGACACGTCAATGTAAGCCCTACCACCAGAAGGGTCTGATGAATCTAGAGCTGAACTAACAGTCACTCCGGTCGGGGCATTTGGTGGATTAACGTCTACGGCAAGGGAAGACTTTGCGGTTGCGCTGGCTGTTGCCGCAGTTGCTGACTCTGTATTAAAAACGTCAACCGCTACAATCTTGAAATACTGCGGATTTGTAGAATTAGTATCAAATACGAAAGAAGTAGCTAGTCCTGTATATACGAGAGTATTTTCAGAACCCGCCGCAGTCCCTTGCCAAACCTTGTAATGCTTTAGGTCTGTGTCGGCATTTGCATTCCACTTCAAAGCAATAGCATCTGTAATTCCAGTTGCCGTGAATCCAGTTACATTTGCTGGTGGTGGATTTGTTGCTGTAGCCGTTGCAGCCGTTGATAGATTTCCGGTGTTGTCTCGCGCTCGCACTTCAATTGTTACCTGAGCACGCGGTGTCGTGAATGAATTCACGTTCAGTTCAAACGGGAAATCAAATCTCGGAGCTGTCGTGTAATATGTAACAATCGTAGATGGGGCTGCTGGAGAATAAAGCTTAACCTGAAAATCCTTGAAATCCATAAGTGGAGTCCCATCCTGATTAAGGGTTGGTCCAGCCCAGGTAGCCTTAAAAGCCGTACCTTCGACAGTCCATGAAAGGCTGGTAGGTGCGGCTGGTGGCATAATGTCGCTAGTTGTCTGAAGGTCCCAAAGCTGGGACCACTGAGAAGACTGCTCACCATTTGTGGCTCTCGCCTGAATGTGATACAGTCTTCCTGGCTCTAGGTCTCTTAGAAGAATTCTACTCATGTTACGTTAAAGTCCAATGCATATTCTACATCCATTGGAGCCACATTTGTCTTTTGAATTGGGCTTCCAAGGATAGCGTGAGAAACGAGAACAAAGTCCTGGTTTGGGGTATCTAGGTCTTCTACTCGAAGTCCATCTAGAATGACATAACCCGCCGTTCCTCCTGCGGTTACATCGAATCCCATTCGGGTAATGGTTTCCCAACTGAAAGTTCCTGATACAGTAAAGTCTCCCTTTCGGAACTGAAGAATGTTGTATCCAGAAGGAAGGCTTGAGACTGTCTTAGTCAATGAAGCATTTCCTCCCCCGACAACATCTTCAAAAATAAGCTTAATGGTATTGATGTTGTTGTTTGGCTTACTGAATGCGAGCAAGAAAGTGTCGTTTGCTGAATATCCAGAAAGGTCCATATCAACATCTAGACGAGGGGAAATCGTCGCGCTTGCTCCAGCAGAAACCTTAATCGCATCAGCACTTGTGCGATTTGCTGTAGTGTCAGCAACAACCTCAGTCCACTCTTCAAGCTCTAGGTCAAATGTTGTAAGCAGTCTAGAGCCGAATTCACTATTGAGATTGTTCTCGGCAGAAGACCAGAGACCCATCTCATAGATATTCATTACAACATCCTGCTCAACTGTTCCCTTGAAAATGACCATGCCATTTGTATAATCTGCATTGCGCAAATTAACGGCAACCCTCTCAACTTCAAATCCAAGATATGTGTCATTGACTGTAGCAGCTACAGAAGAAACCCCGGCACCAATTGCAGCTCCAAGGGAAGGAGACTGTCCGGCAAGGTAGCGCAAAATAAGCCTCTGTCCCTCTATTGTAATGAGGTTGGGCTGTTCTGCGATTAGTTCGCCATTCTGATAAAAACGATAAATGCCTCTCATGACTTGGTAATCCTAACGTCGTATTCGGTTGCGCCTGAAACATCCTCAAGCTCAATAACAACATCAACGACAGCCTTACCATCCGGGGCAATTCTAACCTGCTGGTCGATAATGTTCATCCACTGGGGTGTAGGGAGCACTTCTGCTCCCTCCCCATCGTCATCAACAGGAACTTCGGGTCCTGGGTCCGTGGCCAAATCTTCATCGGTAATAACATCATCGGCATCAATGACATCATCATAGGTAATGCCATCTTCTTCTACCGGCTCTGAGGTATTACCCACGCGCACGTCAATAACATCCGGCGGTAGAAAGAAAGCCGGATTGAGCACCACTTCAGGTGCCTTAATGACGTTAGTGCTTTTGATTTGGTCCATATTGATAATTATATCTTTCGGTCAAGTGAAAGTCAAATATCAGATTAAATTCTGGCTCTTCTAAGAGTCAGATTGGTTGTCAAGCCATTGTCCCAAGCCTGGTCAACACCGATAACGAAGTATTTATGCGTTGATGCAGACATATTCTTTGGCGGATAATTGATAGCTACCACATCTCCAATTTGGATAAGCGGATTACCAAAAACCTCCATCTGAACTTCGTCACATGGCTGAGACCAGTTTGCGACAATCCAGTCACCAAGAGCCTTTGCTGCTGATTCTGACTGAATCCATCCAGAAGAGAATTCTAGTGAAATCTCTCCCCGAGCACGAATAGCCTGTTCATTCTTGACTTCATAATCCTTTGCCTCTGCTTGTTGGATAGTACGACCAGTAATCATAATCTTCTGGTCCACCGGATTGTCAGCACCATAGGTCAGGGTGTCTTCTCCGTTTACCACAGAGTTGATTCTTGAAGCGTTGGCGATGATGAAATGTGCTCCAAATGGATTATGGACATATTCATCAATAACTACCTGAGAATCATTACTTACATATAGGCTAGAATACAAAACTGGCTTCTTATCAAAAGTGATATCGTAAGGTCTATATTCATGAACCTGCTGACCAAATTCATCAAAGTAGCGCTGGTCATACCAAAGTTCCTGCTTTACAGTCTTCTTTCCTCTACGCTTCTGTACCACTCTTGTTCGTGTTACAAAGTCCCGGTAATACTGATTTGAGTAGTACCCGCCGCGAATCAAATCAAGGTATGAAGAATTGTCAAGGTCGGTTTCCTGAATTCCACCATCTGCCATCATGTAGAAGTATTCGAAATCAGCAACACAATCTCCTCTAACATAAAGTCCAGCGCGTCCTGAAATCGGCAGGTCACCACCATTTCCATCAGCACCATCCATTACATTAAGAACCTTTACGCCGTTGATATAAACAGTAAATCTAGCAGTGCTGGTAACAACAACATCAATGTCGTACCACTTATTGTAGTCAACTGCTACAGTGGCTCCCTTTCCACCAATGTTGTATACCTTTCCACCAACACGCTTAATTACTCGAACCTCATTATGAGTCTTTCGGTCAATGTTTTTTGTACATTTGATATCGATTCCATACATGTTGTTCTGAGCTGTATTTCCCCAAACCCAAATTCCGGCAGCAGTGTGCTTACCCTTCGGATTTGAAGGGAACTTCATTCTGGTACCAATAAACTTTGGAGATTCACCAGTCCATGCGCCACGGCGGGCGGTGTACCAATGACTTCCACCAGCCTTCTTTCCTGTAGACTGAAGGCGCAGAATGGAGTCTGTTGGCATGAACTTGGTTCCGCCATTCCAGAGCTTCTGCGTTCCACCAGTCAAACCGAAGTATGAACCGTTGGTCAACCAGACATTCTGAACTAGCGGATGGTCTGTTGGAGCAGTCTTATCAAAGCCGCGCTCTTCCACTCGGATATATCCAGTGAAATAATTTCTCCATCCGTGGAATTCACTAGATAGCTCATTGTCAATCTGCAACTTCTCATCGCTACTGTAAATTACCTTGAAAACAGTATCATTATCAATGTTTCCGGTGTAAGAACCACCCTTTGGATAGTATCTGTATCCCTTACCCTTATACCTGATTAGCTCACCGCGAATGTTCATCATACCCTCGTAAGGCCATGATGTGACATCCTTCTTGTCAATCCAAAAACGGGTATCTGTCTTTGTCATTGCCGTAGTCAAAGCTGAGCTGCGCAATGTGATTGTATCGTCTGGCTGCCAGATAACCTCAGAAATTGGACGGCCCTGAGCATCTTGTGCTAGGGTTGTTGTCTGATACTTGACGGTTACCTTATTTGCCTCATAGCTGCTTCCGACATCAAGGTCAACGATGTCTGGCATCTTTGAACCATTCTGAGCGTAATCAAATGTCCATGACACTGGAGCAGACTTATTGAAAGCTGAGTCTCTTGTCTTAATTTGAAGAATTCCGTGCTCATCGAAATACGCAGCCGACTGAGTTACCTTACAAAGGTCCTGAATATTATCCCAAACAGTTTTCTCGTCATCCGTCCAAAAGAATGGAATCTTATTAGAAGCAATCTCTGCCGACCTTGTATATTCATAATCAATAAACCCGACAGAATCAAGCATTCTCCAGATTGCCATGCCAATTGTGACATCCTGCATAAGTTCTGGCAGAGGCTTTACTTCCTGAAGAAACTTTGAGGCATCCTTTAGGGATACTTCAATCTGCTCTTCTCCACCGCCCCAAACTTCTGCATACATTGTCGCAACTCTAATGTACTCGACTCCAGAGCCACCCCAGCTAGAAACATCAACACCAAAATCAATTGTAAACTTTGTGTTGGCGTCAATCAAACCCCTGTATGGTGAAGATGCATTGTCGTAATTAAAAATTCCATCAATATTAGATAGACTGATGTTTGCAGTATTCGAGCTAACGGCACCAATTGGCGTAATGAAATCAGAATCTCCCATTTCATTGTTAACCGAAAAATCGATTACTCTATCAGACAAATCCTTTTCAAGGCGTGCTCCTAGCTCGATGAGATTGAACCATGAATTGTTTCTATTCATGGACTTAACATCGAGCTTAATTCCTCTAATTGATGTTACATTGTTTAGGTTCTTTGTTGATGACCATGTACCATTGTTCTGCAAGTAAAGAATGACCTGACCCTTGTCATTAGTAACAATGTCAGAAGCTACCGTAGTCCAAGTGGTTCCATTCGTAGTAATCTGAATATCATACTTCTGTGGACGTGCCCAAGAATTCTCGACACAAATATAAATCTTGTTTGTTACTACTGGACTAGCATATACAATGTGAGGTCTAACTGGTTCAGGCAGCGTGTAGCCACCGCCCGAATATGGCGTTGTGTTAGCCTGAGCTGGACTCGTCCAATACTTGTACTTTGCATCTGGGTCCGCTGTATAGGTTCTATATCCACGAACCGTGTCAGCGTATCCTTGCACAACGGCACCTTCTCCAGCACGAGCCTTAAGCAACCCTGCCGTTGGACGAACGGGGTCAATGATGGTCTCGATTGGATACATGTCAAGGTCGTACCCATTGTCCTTTTCAGGGTACTGGTAATTATCTACCGTCGTAACTGTCGTGTACCTATTATGGTTCCATTCAGCAATTACTCTGACTAATGGACGGAGGTCTTCACCCTGCTTCAGTGCGTTCTGAAGAAACGATGTTGAACTCTGCATGTTATACCTCTTCCATACTTACAGAGACTTCCCAAAAATCCACACTTCCACGCTTGGAAATTGTCTTTGAGAAATCTGAAAACATAACAGTGAAATCGTAAACTTCACCATCACCATCAGTCAATTCAAGATTAAATGAACCACTGACTGTATTGTAAAACTGTTCAATTGCGTCAGCACCCCAAAATCCATCAGCAGTCTGATTAGACAGCTTTGGAAGCATCTGCCAAGAGGTTGAGAAGTTGCGCTTATCGGCTACAATGTACTTTCTCAAAGTTCCATTAGCCATTCTTTGCTTCTTCTCAAGCCTCTCGACATCAATGTTTAGTGGCTGACGATTATGGTCTGTAATCGCATTTCCATTCCAGCGCATTAGGCGCGGGCGAGGAAGTGTCAAAATCATGTGATACTCCTATTTCGTCCTAGCTTACTTTCTCGCTTGTTAATAGCCTTTGTTACGGCACGCTCAATGTCTAGTTCTGAATTGACAGGGCCAGCAAATGTAATACTTACATTGTACTCATTGTTTACACCCTGGTCAATATTCTGAATTCCAGACTTAAGCTGCTCTGAAAGTGGGGCTGTAAGGACTGTTTCATTCTTGTGAAGCATCGCCAAACCATCATTCAAGGTAAAGCCACCGGTCTTCATTCCAGGAATACCAAACGCACCTGGGGAAACTGTTCTTCCCCCACGCCATGTCTCAAAGTGAAGGTGAGGTCCAGATGAATTACCTGTGTTACCAGAGTAACCAATTAGCTGACCCGCACGGACTTGCTGACCTGCCCTAACATTTCTTCCAGAAAGGTGAGCATACAATGTCTTCTCGCCATTTCCTTCAACAGCAATGTACTTACCATATGAATAATATCCTCCTGGTCCACGAAGGTCCTTGGAAACAGTAACCATACCATTCATCGCAGAACGTACGGGTGTTCCTACAGGAGAGGCAAAGTCAGTACCTCTAGGAGTATTTGTGTGGTTAGCATATGAACGATAAACTGCTGAACTTACAGGACGCTGCTTCTTTCCACTACCAACCCCGCCAAATGGCTGGAATCCGGTAGCAGCAACAACCTGCTGAGCCATTGCTTGCCACTTTGCATAAGCGTCTGGGAATGCAGAGCGCTGGACTGCCTGCGCCTGCTGAGTTAGACTTAGCTTGTGTCGTCCCTTCATTGCAAGCAAGCCCTCAAAGAACTTGCGAGCGGCATATGAAGGATTTAGAATCTGCTCAGGAGTACCCCAACCCTGTGAAGGACGCTGCTGGAATAGACCAAGAGAGTCACGGTCACCATATCGGAGGTTTCTAAGAGTTGACTCCTGCATAGCAGTCATAATAGAAACAACAAGGTCGGATGTTGTTGCTCCCATTCCCTTACCAACACCGATAATGGTTGCGGCATTCTTCATCTGCTCAGAATTCAGCTTGATTCCGCCATACATTCCTGCCTGACCTGGAATTCCCATTCCGTCAATACCAAATCCCATAGCATTGTTTCCGGCAGCCTGAATTGCCATATCGGCAGCAGCTTCATACATACCTTCCATACCCGCCGCGAATACACCAAGTAGACCTAGGCCATCAGAAGCACCACCAATACCATATCTTCCACCAGTCTGGTTTAGCTTGTCAAGATTTCTTGTTCCAAGGGCCTTGTGAGCCTTTCCATTAAGAACGTATTCGTCGTTCTTTAGAAGCATCATAGACTCGTCTCGGCGCATTCCTGCACCCCAATGACGACCACCACGGTTGTCGTACTTTGATGAACCGTTTACCGGACCACCAGTGTGACGTGTCTTTGGCTTTCCTGGAGCCTTGTAATTCTTAGGAAGCTCACCAGTAGTAACCCACTTCATGAACTGTGAGGTTGAAAGATTAAATCCACCATCAACCATGCTCTGGGTTACCTTGTTGGCAACAGTTCCCCAAGCAATCTTATTCTGAATGTCAGCAGACGCTTCCTTGACATGCTTGGTTAGGGCATCTCCAACAGTGTTTGCCCACTTGTTACCCTGAGTCTTAAGATTTACTCCGTACTTCTTGTAAAGCTCTTCAATTGTAGAAATCTGCTTCTGGTATTCCTTCTTGTTACGAGGAATTGATGCACGGACAGCCAAAAGCTCAAGCTCAAGAGTCTTCTTCATTCTCTCAAGTTCCTTGCGCTTAGCTTCAGTGTCTCGTCTGGTCTGCTCCTGAATAGCCTTCTTCTGAGCCTCAATACCCTTACGATAACGCTCTCTTTCAGCCTCTAGAGCCTTATTGTAACGCTCACGTTCAGCCTGAAGGGCTTCCTGCTCACGGACCTTCTTTGCCTCAAGAGCCTTTCTTTCAGCCTCTTCAATCTTCTTAAGGTCTTCCAAACGCTTGTCTCGGGCCTTTTCAAGAGAGTTAATCTGACCCTCCATCTTTTCCTTACGAGCGTCTGAAGCAGTCTGGCTTGATGCAGCAGCATCGTCAAGGGACCATCCAGCCTCGGTTGACTGCATGTTGTTAGCAATCTTAGCAGCCTCATCAAGATTACCTGTATTGACAGCGACATTGAAATCAATCTGAGAATTGGCCATCTGCGCCATTCTTTCGAGACGTGTCTTTTCTGCCTCGAAAATCTTCTGGCGCTTTTCTTCAGCCTTTTCCTCAGCCTCAATAGCCTTCTTGATATTGTCAATCTTCTTGTTGTAAGCGGCTTCTTCCTTCTTTAGACGGGTATCCCATCTATTATCGAAGTTTTCCATGATATTGTCCCAACGCTTATCCAAAGCCTTGGAACGCTTATCAAATCGCTTATCAGCAGCCTCTTGACGATTATCAAAACGCTTTTCCTGTCTTTCAGCAGCAGCATCTAGAGCATCTTCACGACGCTGACCACGGTCTTCAATTCCCTGAATTTCCGCATCAGCGCGCTCCTGCCAAATACTGTCAGCTTCCTGCAAAACATAGTCCTGAGCACCAGAGAATGCCTTCTGACGTGCACCATTCCAATCATCAGCAGAAGCAGCAGCCTCTTCAGCAGCATCGGCATTATCAAGCAAAGACTTGGTGCTCTTGTCAACAGAATCCTTAAATCCCTGCTCAGAAGTCTTGGCCTTGCTTAGACCAGCAGCTACACGATACTGATTGAGAATCTTTAGCGTGTAAGCTTCCTTCTCCTTCTTACTCATATCACCCATGTGATAAGAAGCCTGCATCATAGCATTTGCATAAGCGTCCTGAGCCTGAGCAACAGTCATTGTTGCCATATCAAGCTGACCATACAAATCCTTTAGAGTATGAACATTCTTGATATCTTCCTCTGACATGTTGTTCTTCTTGGCAATCTCACGTGCAATAAACCGCTCTGCATCAATGTGCTTTTCTGCGTATCGAGTTGTTTCTCCACCTAGACCACGAAGAGCCTGCAAAACCTTTTGCGCCTGCTCTTGGTCACCAGCACCCCACTTCATGCGGAATTCTGCTGGAGTCTGTTCTTGAGCATCACGATAAGCCTCAGCAAACTGTTCCCATGACTCAATACCAACCTTCTTTAGGTCTTCTCTATTGTCATTTCCTAGGCGTCCCCAAGCTACCTTCTGCTCCCTAGCAATCTGAGCGTAGAACTTGTCAAAGTAATTCTTTCGAGAGGCAAGGTCGGTCTCCTTCTGGAATCCCGTCCAGAATTCATTGGCCATACCCTTACCCTTTTCAGCAGCATTATTATTGATTTCTCCACGTCCAGAGAATGCACGACCTAGACCCTCCCAAGTTCCCTGACCAAACTTGTTGTTGGCAACCTTATTAAAGGTAGTCTTGAATTCTTCCATTTGCCTGTCAAGAGTGCTCTTGGCATCTTCAAAATCAACCTGAGCCTTAATCTTAACAACCATCTCGGCAATTTCCTGAGACTTGTATCCAGCGGCACGAAGTGATAGCTTTGCTGCATTCATTGCATCGATAGCTGAACCACCGTGATTACGAACCTTTAGTCCCTCAGCAATAGCTAGATTGATTGCCTTCTCTTCATCACCGGCAGCCTTAGCAAGCTGAAGACTCTTTACAAGCTGCTTGTTCTTTTCCTTCAGCTTAGAAACCTGAGCATCAAGGGTGCTCTGAGTCTTACCTTCCTGGTCAGTAACCTGACCAGCCTCAGAATAAACGAATCCAAGAACGTCGGCCCAATCCTTTGCAGATTCATTGATTCTCTTCTGAGTCTCAATACCCTTCTTCATGTTTCCATAAAGCTTGAAAGCCATGTATGCACCAGTAGCCAAAAGACCGGCTGGACCTGCGAATCTAGCAATAAGCATTCCAAGTCGTCCAGCGGCGGGAAGAGCAGCACTCAATCCAGAGGCAAGCCTTCCAGCACCACCACGTCCGGCAATTGAACCAGCTCTTGCACCAGTCCCAAACATTGTAGCAACATTGGATGCAGCAGCGGCGATTCCGGCATTACGAAATGCCCTAACAAGCATTGGACCAAGCAATGAAGCTGATAGCAATGCCATGCTAAGGTAATTCATAATCTTTCCGGAATCATCGGCAGCCGCCGCAAATAGGGCAACACCGGCTCCAGCTACACCAACAGAAGTAGCAATTCTACCCCAGTTTCTCTGAGTTGTTGTAGAATTAGCAGCAGTCTGTGCAGATGACCTAGCTGCCGCTGCCTGAGCCTGAGCATAAGCGTTCGCTTCAGCCGCACTTACAAATCTTCCAGTGGTTACGTCTCGATAACGACCATTGGCAGTCTGCTGATATCTCTGAGTTGTTGGTGGTGCTGCTGGACCAATTCCACCAATTACATTAGCTGATGGAGTTGTAGGTCCAAATCCTGTAATTCCACGACCAGTAACAAGGTTCGTCTGAGCGATAGCGGTACGCTCAAGCTGTGTCTGCAAAATTCCTAGCTGTACAGAAAGTGCCTGAGCGGCACGGGCCTGGTTATTCCATGCCATAGATGACTGATTAGCTAGCAACTGCTGTGCACGCTGCTCCATCGTTAGCGGGCGGAATCTTGAAAGGAGAACTCCAACACTTCCGGCAAGCTTGAAGATGTTACCAATCAAGTTAGCAAACAAACCGACAAGCATAATGATAGGACCAACAATGGCACCGAATAGGACCATATATGAGAAGAACTTCTTTAGAGGTCCCGGCATAGCATTAAAGAAATCAACAAGCTTGGAAATGAATCCAATAATCTCCGAAGCTGCCTCAAGGAAAGGCTCTCCAAGTTCGGCCATCTGAGCCTTAAGCCCCTCAAGGGCTCGCTTGAACTTACCCGAAGCTGATTCAGCCATCCTGTCAAGCTCTTGCTGTGCGGTTAGTGCATTTGCAGCAGCGTCCTTTTCCATTACCTTAAAAGCAGTCGCTACCTGACCAGTCTTATTCGTAAGACCGTCAAGAACAGCTAGCATCTTGTTGTTCTGATAAACGTTGAATACCTTGGTTAGAATCTGCTGACGCTGGTAAGGCTTAAGACCTTCCATAGCATCTGCCATCTTCTGTAGGGTAGGAATGAATTGGCCCTCTGTTGAATCAACAAGGCTCTGTAGCTTACCACCATCTGGAAGGTACTTGCTCCACATTTCTTCTGCCTGTGGAGTAATCAATAGAAGTCTCTGTGCAGATGAACGTAGACCATTCATACCCTCAGCCGCAGAAATACCCTGCTGCTTTAGAGCAACAAGGAGTGGACCCATTTCCTTAAGGCCAACGCCGAGTCCCTTAAGAACTCCAGCACCTCTAGGAATTGCGTCTACAAAGTCTTGCATGGAAAGGCTTGTTGCGTTTTCCATAGCATTCATGTAATCAAAAGCTTCGGCTGTATTCTTTGCAATACCGCCGGTCTTCTTCCATTCTTCGTTGTAAACTGACTGAACAGAAATGGTAGCTTTAATGGCATCCTGTCGGTCAAGCTCACCGAGAGTTGCGGCTCGGGTAACAGCTACAGTAGATTGCTGTAGCTCCTGACCCTTAAGACCAGTAGCGGCTAGCTGAGCTTCAATGTCCAGAGTATCCTTGACAGCCTGGCCATACTTCTTAGCAACCTGAGTAGCCATACTCATTGACTCGGAGCGAAGCATGTCAAGCTCTCGCTGCTTACCCGCCACAGAAGTAGCAGTTGTATCATAAACCTTCTGAATACGGGTCATTGCTGAATCTACATCGTAGGCGGCCTTACCAGCAACCGCACCAAAAGCCATGAGAGGAACTGTGAAACCAACCATGAGCTGACGACCAGCCCACTGAGTATTCTTACCCCACTTAATCATTGCCTCTGATGAAGCTACCATTGCTGCCGAAGCAAGTCCGACTCTCATCTGCATAACCCGTGCGGCTGCTGACCATTCGGCCATGTTACCAATATTGGTAATTAGAGCACGAGAATTAGCCGCAATTGAACCTGTGTAGGCATTCATTGCGGCTGTGGCAGTGCGGGGAACGATAAGGTCAGCCGTCATTCGGCCATTTGTGCTTTGAGTCCACTGTACAGCAGTAGCTCTCTGAAGCTGATACTGTTCTCTCAGAATGTTATTGAACTGCGAACGTACTCGCATAGACTGTCGGAAACTGAGGTCTTGCTTTGTAATTGCCTCAGTAAGCATTGACATTTCTGTGCGAGCACGTACCGCCTGCGTTGCTAGCTGTCCAGTATCATTGACAGCACGTGAAAATCCGGCCCTTGCAGTATTGACATCCGCCATAGACAAAGCGCCCGCTGCCATGCTACGCTGCATAATCTGCAACTGCTGGTTCAGACGGGTTACTTCTCCGTAAACTTCTCTAAAGTTTGCGGAACCACTAAAGCGAATCTGGATATTTTCTATTTCAATCAGTCCTTATTCTTCAATTACTGCAATGCCAATATCAGCGAACTCCAACTCTTCCTCGGATACCCCGTGCAATTTAGCCTCTGCACGTCTCTTCACATCATCAAATGAAGTATCTGTCTTACCGACCTTTTCATCAAGGTCGATACCCTTTAGAGCTGCTGCAAATCTTTGTCCTCTATACTCTTTTTCTCTTGCGGCTTCAAGAATAGCTTGAAGCTCTTCTAGACTGAGGGATTCCTCAATCTCATCGAAGTTTTTCCAGTGACCTAGGAGAAAAGCCTCTGCCTCTAGTTGGGCGAGGTTCAGTTCTTCCCAAGAGCCTCCGCTGCCGCCGCTAGAAGATTTGGGTCGTTCAACTTAATACCTCCGCAGACATCAAGAACCTTGTAAATTGTTGGAATATCAATTGCATCCTCAAAATCTTCGGCGTGCTTGTTTGTCTTCTCATTCCAGAACTCTGGACGCTGAGTCTTCAAACAAAGAGCGGCTGAATCGAGCATTACCTCAAGACCATCCTCTTCTGTCTCTGCCTCAGCAAAAGCCTCCATAGTCTTCATGAACTTTCGGAGATTCTTAATTGTGAGTGGCTTAAGTGTAACCGTTGTGCCGTCCTGAAGCTCGACCTCTTCGGTTGTATATACTGTAGTTGCCATTTATTGGTAAACCTTTCCTTCCATTAGTGATTCTAGTTTACCATGAATCTTGAAGAACACAAAATGAAAGACCCCGCATTTCTGCGGGGCACTTTCATAAAATCAAAATCAGACGTTACGGTCTCGAATTACACCGTACTCAGAACCGCTGAAGTTAGGGTCTGGTAGAAGTCGGAATGCAACTGGGAATACCGTAGCCTCATTACGACGAACGCTGTGAGCTGAAGACTCTACAGAAAGAACACGACGTGCGTGGTATAGACGCTCACGCTTTGCTCCTGCTGCTGTCTTTGGTCCTGGACCAACGGCTACAAGAGCGCGCTCTACAGGCTCATCACCTAGAGCACCCGCCGCAATTCCAAGCTCAGTCGTGCTTGAAGTTGAAGTAAGGGTTGCAGACTGCTGGCCCCAAGCAACTAGAAGATTCTCTAGGGCTGCCTCAGCAAGAGTCGTGTTGATTGTTACTCGCATAGACTGCTTGAAGAGCTTAGCTGAGTCAAGAAGCTGGTCAACCTCAACGTCTCCGTAGTCTGGCTCGTAAGAAACCTCAAGACCTTCCGTTGTAAAACCAGCGTGACGCCAATCAGCGGAACCGTCTAGAACAGTTGTGAATGAACTTCCTGCTCCTGGTGCTGCTGGTAGCGCTGGACCGCTGCCCCAACCTGCATCAGTGCTGTCCTTTGCTGAAATGTAAAGAGCCGCTGCACCGATGATAATATTACGTACCTGATATGCCATCTTTGAATGTCACCTCCATTTAGGTTAAAAAGTTTGTGTGCTGGCTAGGCACTTCCTCTTAAAGTATATTATCGTGATTTGGTTCAAAAAGCCAAATTCCCAAATTATACTCTTAGGCCACTACCTTCAAGAGTGTCCATATCAACTGTGTACTCATAGTTGATTACCACCATTACTCCCCTGAGACTCTTGTCTTCCGTTAGCTGGAAGTCATCTGGTCCAGAAGAGCTGGTAAGCTGAACAAACTTGATATCAAAGCGGGGGTCTGTCAATCCACTGTAGTTGATGTTTCTGGCTGTCCAGTCCATTCGCTTCAAAAGGTCGGTCATATAATGAAGAATGGAAACCAACCTCTGGTCAGCATCCTCTCCATTATCATAAATCACATAGGCACATTGTTCTCGACAAATCCACCACTCAGAATTGTATCCACTAGTGATGTAGTTGTAGACTAGGAATGGTGCCTTTCCCTGAGTCATATTGTAAAATGGCACTGATTGGGCACCAGGAATAATCGGAATCGCTGGATATCCAGACGTATTTCCGGAACCTACATATGCACCAAATGCCTTAACCCCCGGCTTATACTCAAAATCCTTGAGCTTAGACCAGAGCCACTTGTTAATTTGATGTGCACCAACAAGCTTGTAATCTGTCATCCGTAAATAATCCTTTCTCGGGCTCTTGCTGCCTCAATGTATTTGTTAGACCTTGCCCCAAGATACTTTCTGGCTGCTGCCGAACCGTAAGCTTCTGCTTGAGCAGCAGAACCTAGAGTTTGCAGCTTAAAAGTCTTGGTAGTTGGTCTACGAAACTTCTTTGTTGCAGCTTCAATGGGCATCTTTCCAAGGTCTTCTTCCAGAACCTTTCTTAGTCTGGACTCGAAAACTCCTTGAGAACCTGAGCCTCCCCACCAAGAAACGTACTCTCTTGTAAATGCTCCAGTGGTTGCTTTACCGCCCGGATTAGTTACTGTGATAGGCTTTTGTGTGAACTGCATCTTGTATTTGCCTTCTGGCGTTGTTGGTCCAGTGAAGTAAGCAAGGAACTTCCCTCTCTTCGGGGCAATTGTTAGAGCGTTGTTGTATTCCATAATTGGAGCCTTCCACACAAAGACGTGGATTTGCTTTACGCCACCCGCCTTAAAATCGTCTCTAACCGGAACAAGCTGCTTGGATGCCTTCCATCTAAATGTAGCAGTTCTGTTATTTCCACCACCAATTAGAACATCCTCCCAAAGACGGGCACCAGGATTTCCAGCCTCACCCCATTCATAAACATGATGGAATCTAGAAGGTGCTGAAGCTGCAAGGACTGACATGTACTCGGTGAATTCCTGAGACATAACAGAATGAACATACTTCAATACCGGACCGATGTGTCTGGTTGTCTTAATCTCGGTAGAGAGTGTCTTCAAAAAGCCCGAAAGGGCAGCAGCCTCAGCAAAATCTACATTGAATCCAACGTATTGCCTTGCCATTACTGAACCACCGCCCTCTTGATAAGAGCAATCTTTCCGATTAGATTTCCAAATCCGTCAATTTCTGGTGACACCCTGAATACCTCGAATGTCGTTGGTGGATTTCCGCTGGATTCTTCCTCCGACCAAAGAGTCTGGCCATTTAGAGTGCGAATGTTTGTTACCCTATCCCTGAGTGTGACATCTGCATTGTAAGGAATCTCTAGCTTTACCCATTCGTCATTTAGATATTGTGCTCCGAATTGCTCAGCGGCTCTAATGCTTCCAGTCATAGCCGCCTTTGCTCGACACTTAATTGTTCTGGTATCTCCTTCAACAGGAGTGGTGTCTGGGTCATCAGTTACCCAAACCTCAGAGAAAGCTCCTGTATCTGGGTCCTGAACCCATGTCCAATGACCATCAGATGATGATGAATCTGCTGGAGCACCGGCAGGCTTGATGATATCAGCAAGCATACTGAACTTAGCACTTGAGAGACATCTCATCATATCAAATCACCGTCATTGTACTATATCTAAATGGTGACAGAATCTGGTCAGCAATAACGCTTCCAGTTCCATAGTATGCATTTGGATTGTATTCGTATCTCCAGCCATCTCCGGAAATACTCTTTAGATATCTGTCCCTATATTCAGCCTGAGGGCACAGCTCATCTTCAATAAGAATCAAAGCGGCTTCCTTTACCTGAGAAGGAACGTCTTCCCATCCCCATACTCCTGTGACACTGTATACGAAGTTATCTCTGAACCCGCGCGTATAAACAGAATCAGGGTCTCTAATTACGTTTTCAAATACGTAATCTCCCGATGGAGTTGGAGCTGAGAATCCAACATACCAACCATCTCCTCTGACTGTGTACAATCCAGGAGAAGCTACGTCAACATCTGAATAAACAATGTTCGCTCCAGTAATGTTATCCAGTCTTACCAGCCTTTCTTGAACCTTAAGCTCTCTATCTCCAGAACCAATAACCTGCTTGGTTCCTGCATACCGGCCAAAGGACTGTCCTGTGTAATTATCAATAACCCCACGGATTCGCCTCTCTACCCTAACAAGCTCTGCATCTGAAACCGCATCAACAGCAAGTCCGGTAGAGCTTCTGATTTCATCGATTGTCGCGTATGGCGTAACAACAGAAATCATTGTGCTACTCTGATATGTCTGAGTTGTTGAGCCTTCTAGATAATTGAACTTCCACTTAATAACAAAGCTTCCGTCATTATCTACTAGACTGAATGGCAGGGTTACACTGTACCCGCCAGAAATTGTAGTAGGAGTTGGAAATGTGTACAGCACTGTATCACCATCGTAGGCTTTCACCTCGAAGGTTCCATTGATTGCGGTGACTGGCACCTTCAATTCAATATTAGCTAGGTCGTTTCTGTAAATTTCCATGTTTTAATTATATACTCCAGTATGTTATTTTCATAACCAGCTTGCCCCGTTTCCGGGGCTGCAAATCATCCGTAGAAAGCCTGTGCTTCCTTTGGAGTTGCATAACGGAATCCCTCAGGGTCATTCTCTACAATGAACTCTGCGTCATCCTCAGCAACGAGTGCAAATGGGTGCTCACGCTTAAATACATAACCGCGAATCTCAAATGTACCATTCGCACGAAGCATCTTCAAAAGAGCCTTTGGCTGTGCTGCCTTCTCGGCGGCGTCCTTATCAGCCTGCTCCTCCTTGATTTCTGCATCGATTTCAGCTACAGTCTTATCCATCTTAGCAACATCCTCCCAATTGACGCCATCCTCAGCAAAAGCAGCGATGATGACAGCCTTGGTGTCGCTAGGCTTTACGTCTACGCCGTAATCGTCGGCAATCTTAAGAAGGTCTTCCTTCTTTAGTGTATCGAAACTCATAGTATTTGATATTCCTCCTATTGTGTTTTCATTATAGCAGAAGCTTCGTTCAACGACAAAACCCCCGCTCGAAAGCGGGGGTTCGTCAAACAGAATATTAGGCAGAAACCTTGATGTTCTTTACAACAACAAAAGCATCAGCATTCTCAATCTGCGTACCAACACGGCAGTACATTGTGTACTCGATGGTGTCCTTCTTTGGCTTGAACTCGCGGTAAACCTGAATCTCACGCTTTACACCCCAGAGCATGTTCTGAGGGAATGTGAGCCAGAGGTCACCGTGGTCACCTGTAGCACCTGAATAGTCACCGTCCACTGTCTCAAGGAATAGTGGAACCTCCTGAGTTGGGATACCGAACATTGGGGTGCTGGTAAATCCAGCAGGTCCCTCGGTGCGTACACCATTACGTGTAACTCCCTCTGCGACGTTCTCAAGTGAGATTAGACCTGAAGCGGTCTGGGTTAGACCGTATAGGTAATCCTGAATTAGGTTTGAACCTGTGAAGAACTTAAGACCGTTACGGCGCTGCATGTACTTACGTGGCATTGCCTTAAGAGCCTTGTTCGCAGCAGCACGGTTAAGTGGCTGTCCCGCGTGGTCAACAACGTGTCCACCGGCAAGGGCTAGCTTACGCCAACCATCGAATGCCTTCATTAGCGGGTCGGAAGTAAGCGCGGTGTTACCGTTAATAGCAACATCCTCAATGTCGTTACCAGCCTGCGTTGCCATAAGGCGCGCAATGTGGTCCTCAAGAGCCTCACCCTCAAGGTTGTCCTCAAGGGACTCGGTTGAAAGCTCCCAGTCGAGACGCAACTTCTTTGTGGTAAGAGAAATCTTCGTGAAGACTGCTCCAGCGTTGACACCATCGTCAACAGCCTCGGTAGCCACACGCATTAGACGCTCACCAACACCAACCTTGTCAATATCCACCTCAGTTGAACGCATACGAATTGTACGAACCTGTGAACCAAGTACCGTAGAATCCCACATGTAATCAATGAAGCGGTCTGCCTGCTCAGCGTTTAGAAGACCACCGCCACCAGCACCAACTTCGGTGGTACGGATAACCTTCTCTAGCAATTCATTACTCATTCTGTTTGTGTCACCTCCATATTTCCTAGGAATAAATTAGTGTAGGTCGGAAAGGCCGAGGAAGCGCCCGCCCCACGTAGAACCCTTACTCTTCTGTAGGGTTTCCTCCGTTGACCCGCCTAGGTCGCCGGACTTCTTAATAGCAGTCTCAGACTCTACAACACCGAGGCGCTTCTCAACGCCACCAATGTCAGTCTTTAGAGACTCAAACTTAGTTACAAGCTCGTCGTGCTTCTTTACAAGCTCTTCTACCTTGTTCTCAAATGCTTCAGTTGCCTTAGCAATTGCTTCGTCAGCCTGCTTAGCATTCTTCTCAAGGCCAGACTCGATAGCTGTCTGTAGGTCACCAAACATCTTTGCGATATCTGGGTCCTCCTCAGAAGCGTTCTCAGTCTCAGTAGCCTTTTCCTCGTCAGACTTATCCTCGTTCTCTGTCTGCTCTTCCTTTGCTACTTCCTCTGTGCTTGACTCAACCTCAGTCTCAGCCTTACCCTCTTCAGCAACCTCGTCAACGACTGTTGCAGTAGAACCGGCATCAACCTCAGTCTCAGGAGTCTTGTTCTCTTCTGCCACGATTACACCTCCTTCGTTATGTGCAGTTTCCTGCTTAGCGATTGGTTCCTCTGAACCGCTCGTAGTAGAAGAATTACGATTAGCGATAAGCGTGGACACCTTTTCAGTCTTCTCTTCATCGCTTTCGTACTCAAACCATCCGATGTTCTGCATCGCGGAACCACAGTTTCCACAAGAAACAGATTCCTCGGTGGAAGTCTTGGCAATACCATCTGCCTCACAGTAGAAGACATTCTCTGAATGAGTGTCTGCCACCATTCCCTTCATTACTTGACTACCATCGGCAGCCTTTGTAATTGAGAATACATTAGCAAGCTGGTTTGCTGGAGAATCTACCAAACTTAGTTCCACCAATTCATAGTCCTTAACAAAGCGGATTGCACGACCTGCGTCCTTTACCCACTGTGTTTCGGCATCAATGATGGCACCACCGATAGAAAATCCCTGGAGCGTTCCATCAAGAACCTTCTCCCAAGTATCCTGTGCACCCTTAGAGACATAGACTGTAACGAAAATTCCGTTATAGAACTTCTGTGTCTCCTGGTCGAAGTAGGAGTCTTCCTTGAAATCAACCATTCGTCCAACAGCAATAGGCTGATGCATTTCACGGATGTTTCCACGGAAACGGCTGAAAGCGCGCTGATTAGCTTCCTTGAGGACGACATCCCCCTGGGAATCAGCGTTGTCAAGAGAAGCCCAACCTGAAACCAGGCGGTTCTCCTTATCAACCTTAGAAAGTGGCATCATTAGACGAACATTATCGCCGTCTGAAGCCCATTGAGCCTTCTTAATCTCCATAGCTAAATAATATCAGAGTCCTTTTCAAAAGCCAAATCATTCTGTCTAAAATGTAGGAATCGCATGTTTAGATAGATAGCTGCACAGAAAATAGCCATAGCAGAAGATGTTAGTCCTCCGGTGTTATGCCAATCTCCAGCAAAATATCCCATTCCGATGACAAGCCAGTGAAGGAATCCGACAAATGCTCCAATCGTTAGTGAATTCTCTGAGCCTTTGACAAGGCCGTAGGTCATTGCTGCTCCTACGGCCATAGCCAAAATTCCCCAGATTGTTTCGGACGCAACTGAGTCCAACCAAGAATAGACGTGTGCTCCGCTGAACACTTCCCAGAAGGGGCTTACTAGCCACAACCCCCAAAGAAATGTATACACTGACAGCGTTGCTGCGGCTACTTTGTTTACGGGTCTTGACAATGCTAGTGCCAAACCCTCCCAAGCTCTTCTTAGGAAATTAATCATCTATATTAGGCGGACTGTCTCCCCTCTCCTTGAGGATTTCTTGAATTAGTTGAAGAGGCCGAGTCAGTTGAATTTGCTTCTCGCTCCTGGTCCCTTCTCCTATTACCTGAAGCCTGAGTCTTTTGCTCTGCCGCCTGCTGAGGCTTAAGTTCCACAGGCTTGTCTCCACCCTTAATTCCAGGAAGACCCTGACGTGCACGGACTTCATTTGGAAGGTAGGTTCCAAGACGTAGGTAACGCTCATCAATCTTTGACTGAGTATCTTCATCAGTCAAAGAAAGCTCGTTCAACTTTAGGACAAAGACGTCTGTCAATTCCTTGATAATCTTATTCAACTTCTTTTCTAGAATTCTCTGGTCTGGACGACATACCTGCTCCTTAAATGTCTTATCAGCATCACGAGCAGCCGCCAAAGAAATACCCTCACCGAGAGAAATCTTTGAAATTGGCACACCGTGAGCCATAAGAATTTCATTCAAGTTACCCTTGCGGTAGTTGTTGAATGAAGAGTCCTGTGTTCCAGTTTCAACAGGCTTCATTTCGAATGAAACCTTCTTACCTTCTTCATCCGCAGGCAACGGAACATAGAGTGTCCTGTGATTCTTACCCTTGAGTGACGCCTGGAAAAATTCTAGAATCTGCTGCTCTGACCTTGCTGAGAGATTACCACCCTTGATAACGATAACGTAACGAGGAACGGCCTTATTCTCAAAATAATCAAGATTGAAGCGTGCAGAAAATTCATTACCAGTCACGGCATTCATGGCAGCAACAATATCTGGAACTCCATAATATCCATGTGTTGGAGAATACTTCTTGAAATGAATAATCTCGTTAGGACGTGGGTCATGACCAATTGGGTCGGGAGTCTCCATGTCCCCAAAGTTTCTGAAGAAAACTGCTCGATTGGAAATAATCTGAATAAATCCATCTCGCTGCTTTCTAATGCGAAGAGTGGTTGATGGAATATGACCAACATAACCAATCTCTCCAGTTGTCTTTCGACCAATCTCTAGATAAGCATTTCCCGTCGTTTCGTAATCTGTCCAAAGCTTGGCCAATGTCTCATCAAATTCGTCCTCTTCGTTACAAGAGTCGAGCCAATCATTAAGCTCTCTTCTGCCCTTGGACAGCTTCCTTCTAATACGAGATAGCTTTTCTTCATCACCATCTGCTGAATCGAGCTTTTCCTTTGTAAGCTCTGATTCTACGAATTGGTATCCCAATCCGGCAATATTCTTTACCTTAGCCTTTACTGCTGCTGCGTGAGGACTAGACTTCTCAAAAAGAGCAGCCAAGTAATCGAGATTATATGGTGGCATAACCACCTCAAACAGGTTGTATCCGGTGATTTCATCGCGCTCTTCGCGCTTTGTCTTTGCGCCACCAGTTCCCCGCTGGAACTTCTGAATCTCCCTTGTAGTCTTACGCTTTAGGGCAGCAGTAATTCCGTCCATCTTTCGGACTTCATCGGCTGGCTTTGAGAAAACATCAATCTCTCTTGAAGATGCAGCATACTCAACAATTGAGCCGACCTTTACCTCAATTTCCTGAGGCTCATCTTCGGCTGATACAACCTTATGTGCCATTACTTAGCCTGACCCTCTCTGAAAGCAGCCACATCAAGCTCATCTGGAACTAGGCCAAATGCCATGCGGCGCTTCTGGTTTTCAAATTCTTCATCATCTACCTGCCTGTGACCAGACAGGAAAAACGGCTTACCTTCCGTAATGCCGTAAGAGCGAACAGCATCCTTAAGCTGCTGAAGTCGCTTTCGGTCACCCTTCATAGAGGCAATATTCAAGAAATTACCCTCATCGTCACCAATCCAGCGACCATCAGGCATTTCCCAGACATATACGCCCCAGGGGACCTCTTCTACGATTTGCTTTCTTGTAGTCTTCATGATTAGAATTATACCTTTACCTTTACTTAAGGGCAAATTATGGTTCGAAATGCGTCAAAAATCAAAGTTAGCATCGATTTTTGTCATCATCCCGCTCCAGTAATAGACCAGTCGAATGAATATCCTCTATATCCGCTCTCTGTAACATTTGCGACAGCAGATTCAGTCACTCGAATTGCTGCTGTACCAACCCAAGTATCAAAAATTGCGTCTGCCATCGTAGCTGTGATAGGGTCTGCATACAAAGCAAGGTAGCCGAGTCTCATTGGGTAACCCGCCGTTCCTCCAGAATCATTGCCTACATAGACTTGGGAGGTTGTTGCAGAAAATACAGCAAGAACGTGGTGCCACAATCCTGGTGTCAGGGTTGCTGGGGATGTGACCGCAACACCATCTACATAAAGCGCAGTGAGGCCAGAAAATACCCATTGACCACTTCCATTGGTAGTAATAGAGGCTGAGCCTACAGAAAGAACAGTCTTGCTAGCAGTGCTGGACTCGAATCTCACCGTCATTTCGACTGCTGTATATGGGTCAAAATCTGTATCTGCTGGAATTGACAAACCATTATTTGCTGGCAATAGAACTCCAACATTATCGTTAAAACTTGCAGGGTCGAAAGATTCCTCGGACAACGTAACTGTCAATGGATTAACAAACGTTGCTGGCAAAGACTCATCACTTCCGATGATTGTCTTATTTGTATAAAATACAATCTTAAGATTGTCTACATAGGTTTGCTCAGTCGTTGTCGGAATGGTAATTCGCACAGATACAGCATATCCATCTGACAAATCTTCTGTACCAACAATTGAAGAACCGCTTGTCACTGGAGTCCAAGTTACATCATCCAATGAAGTTTCAACAACTACTGAACCAAGCGACTTCCATGTGATTCTTGAACCATTGAGTGTAATTCCGGAGCCCGTTTCGGAATCAACAGAATACTGATACGTCCAAGTTCCACCTAGGTAAGAGTCAGAAGCTTCATCATATAGATTTACCAATCTGTTATCAACTTCGGATAGAGTGCTATCCATCAAACCGGTGCTCCATGAGTCTGTTTCCCCAAAAGAGACCCGGCCATAAATTGATGTATGCTCATCAGAGAATTCGTAATACTTTCCACCATTGTTCAGGGAAAGATTAATAATCTCTGGATAATCGATTCCCTTATAGTAATGCCTGTTAATAGCAAAAGAATCTAGTGCATAATTGTATACGGCAGGGGTATCAATAACAATTGATGATGTAGCAGTCGTCTTTAGATTTGCTGCTGTATCTGAAAATCCTGTATTAATGACAGAAATGTCGATTTCAGAACTAGCCACAACTTCGCCGTTAACGTAAAGAGAAATAGAAGCTCCATCATAAGCTCCGACAACGTGATAGACATTTCCTGCATTCAAATGCTTGTATTCTGCACTAATTGTTGTTCCAAAAGCTAGAGAGAATCTGATGTTCATGCCGTCAAGGAAAAGGCCGCTGTTATCTCGTGCAATGATAGCTACGTCACCAGCCTGAGGCTTAATCCAGGCTTCCAATGAAAAAGCTCTAGTCTCCCTGCCAGCAATCATTACCGAGCTGATTGGGTAATTTACTGTGTCATCTGAAGTGATTGATTGCGCAGCAACACCACCCGCGACAATTGGGCGGGTTGTGGTAGGTGTTCCTGAATATGTAGCGTTATTGCCATATCCAGAGTCATCATTGAGTGGAAGTGAATCAAAAGACCATAGACCGATAGGGCCTTCACTTTTTACATGGTAAATATAAGTCATTGTATTTGAATTATACCGGAATCCCCCGGAAAACGCCAATGGCCCCATCCGAAGATGGGGCCGATGACGGTAATATAAACATCCTAAGTAGCGCTGCACTCAGCGCCCAAGACAACCCGGACTCATTTCCATAGGCTGTACTTAGATTGTATCACTTAGACTCTAGTGCGTCAATCTTCTTGGAAAGCTCGTCAACCTTCTTTGTCAATGCATCAAGGTTTTCGTAAATTCCACGAAGAATACTGGCTGGAGCCCAAGTTGGGTTCTCCTTGGTTTCGCGCCCCTTTGGTGGGGTAGCTACATCAAGGTCCCAAACAGACTTGTATGTTGCGTCCTTCTTTGCCACTGTAGATGTTCCTCCTCCTGAAGAAGCTGGAGCCTTTACCTGTAGCTTCTGTCCAACAGATAGCTCATCAGACTTAAGACTATTCCACTTCTTTAGATTGTCAACACTTACCTTATACTTGTTAGCGATAGCCCATAGAGTTTCTCCCTTAACAACTGTATGTGTAGATGCTGACTCTGCTGGCTTAGATGGAACTGGGTCAGGAGTCTTGCTTCCACCAAGTGTTGCCTTGATGTCGGCACGAACCTCAGCCATATTCATCATCTTTCCAGATGAAATACCTGGGTCCCACTTTCCTGGGCTTCCCCATTCACCATGACCAATTACACTCTTTTCTGACCATCCGTGGAAATCACAAATAGCGGCAGCAAGCTTACGAAGCGTTGCGTACTGCGCATCTGTCATCTTGTGACTACCAGAATACCAAATCTCTACACCGTAGAAACGCGCATTTCCATCAACAGTAGACTGATTGTCCACCGGCGGATTTGCTCCGTAACTCTCATTAATAACTGCATTCAGAACGTCTGGGTCACCAGAACCAGCATGATTTGCTCGTCCCCATCCAACTAGATGAACGGTTCCGTCCTGAGCAAGACCGAAATGACATAGGGGGCCTGGCAGGCCGCTAATGCCATCATAAAGTAGTGCTCTTTGGTCCTTTGAATCGCTACCAGTATGGTGAACCATGAATCCGTTTACCGGACCCCACTTTCCCATATGGTTACGATTGTGAGTCTCCCAATTCTTGTACTCTGCATACTTGATTCCCCACTTCTTTAGCTGAGCTACAATCTGTGAGGATGTCATAGGTGTTGCCATTTTGTCTTTCACCTCCTTTGTATAGTATAAGGGGTACAGCTCATAAACGCAAAGAAACCCCGCCGATTTGGCGGGGTTCTAAGCTAATTTTTACTTTGAAATATCAACTACGTCACAGTTGCCTGCTGAGCAAGCAAGTTCCTGAGTACCAGTTGTTGTGTCCTCAAGCTCATACGATGAAAGCATGTCCCAATCGACATCCTGAGGAATTCTAGTTACCCATTCGTTATATTCATCAATCGTGATGTCCTGATATGGAGCCTGCTGGTATGTGTGCTCTGACAAAGGAAGGAATGAAATTCCTGAAACCTCGTCAAAGTTCTCATATACCCAATCTCCAACCTCAGCCCACTCTTCAGGACGAACATAGATTGTCACTGAAGGCTTGTGCTCGCACCATGCACGCTGGTACAGAAGCCAGAGGTCAAGATGCCTCTTTGCATCAAGTTCACGACGAACAATCGCTCCCTCTGGAGCCTTGATTGGGAACGAGAATACAACAGTATTCTCAGGATTCATAACGTCCGGCTCATATGGAAATCCAGAATCAATAAGGAACTGACTTAGAGGGTCCTTCCTGTCACCTCGAACAGTACGAATGTAGTGCTCATTGTGCCAGGCATGAAGACCAGATGAGGTTAGCGTAAGCTGAGAAGTTGTTCCCTCTGGCTTAACACATGTGATTGCTGCTGCGCGAGGAATCCCAATCTCGTCTGCAACAATCTGATTCATCTTGATAGCCTCATAACGAAGTGAAACGAGAATATCCTCTGTCTTCTGGAATGAAATGGTTCCATTAAGCAACTTATTGCCAAATGGGCCAGTCATTGAAACTCCCAAAAGCCTTTCCTCTTCAGTGTTCTGCTTCCATAGTGGTCGAAGATACTTGAAGTTAGTCATTGTGGACTGCCACGTTCCAAGAATCGTAGCCGCGCGCACCTTTGCAGCAAGCATAATGTATGTGTCATCAGAATCAACTACGACTGTTGACAGATTACAGAACTGATTTGGGCGAAGAATGATTTCCGAACATGGATTAGTTCCATACTCAACATCGTGTGAACGACGACCAAACTTCGCTGCCTGCTTGCGAGAAGCCTCACGATTGAAGATACCTCTCTCACCCGAGCCAGAATCAATTAGAGCCTGCCACTCATTGTCGAACACCTCACGTGAAGGCTTTGAGTCAAACACGGCTGAGTTATTTGCTAGAGCACGCTGCCCATTCTTTTCCCACCAAGCACCCGACTTTGCTGAACGATGTCCGTCAGAGCCAAGGTCACCGAGGGAAATAAGAGCTGAACGACGAACCCCGCCAACAACTACGACGCTTGCAATTTCACAAACAATGTCGTGAGCCTCTAGGTCAGTTAGCTTGCGCCCCTGTGCCTTAAGGAATGTCGAAACAGTAAATTCAAATAGCTCAACTAGAGGGTCTGGTCCAGAAGCACGACCACCGAATGTCTTAAGACGTGCACCAGCAGGACGAACCTTGCTGACATCCCACTTCTGAATTACTCCATTGTAAAGCCCATGAACAAGGTCGTGATAAGCGTGCGCCCATCCTTCCTTTGAGTCTTCAACTACAATAACATTGTCTGATTCATGAAGCTGAGGAATTACAGGAAGCTGAGAAACGTACTGCTCTTCGCAAGAGAAACCGACTCCGGTTCCATTCATGAGGATGTAAAGAATCTCGTCAAATGCGACGGGATTATCAACAACGACATAAGAACAGTTGTATCCAGCAATATTGTTACGCTCAAGGGCTGGTCCTGCGGTCATCAAAGCACGCATGGACGGAAGCGCTCGGTGCTCTAGAATAAAGTTCCGAACAAGCAATACGTGCTCATCCGGTGGAGTGTATCCATTATTCTTCTGTAGGTGGTTGAGCATGAAGTCAATATATCTATCGACTGTCTCAACCCAAGTCTCTCGTCGTCCCTTGTCTTCTAGCCACCTAGAGTAGCGAGACAAGTGAATAAAGTTACGATAAGGGTCGGTAATACGGCCCTCGGCGTCAATGAAATCCATAAAAAACAAAACTCCTTCTGACCCCTATCCGGGCCTGTATCAATATGTTGTGGTTATTCTATAGTAACACCCCCGCAGTTAGTATGCGGGGGTTTACAGGAAGTTTTTTGTCACAGTTATGTAAACATGGAGACGATGTGCTCGAAAGCCTTTTCGGTCTTCTTCACCCAATCGTATTCTTGGTGAACCTCTTCAGCCCTGAGATAGTAGAGATTCTGAGCAAATTCAAGCTCTTCCCTATCTGCAATGAGCTTGAGAGTAGCCTTGAGGTCATCGTAGTTTGGATATAGAACATTCCCAGGATGTAGAGCCCAAATGCTTCTGTCGTATCTCGCACCAATTGAATACTCCTTCAAATGTCTGTCATAAGGTGCCCATGCATGAGTTGAAATGACTGGCATTCCAGTCCCCAAAGCCTGCAAAGGAATGAATCCAAATCCTTCTCCATAAGAGGGATATACAAGAACATCGTGCTCATAATACAAATCCAACAGTTCATCGAAATGCATCTGTTCAGTAATTACAGTTACATTATTATATGCCTTGTCTGGAGTTGTAATCTTACCGCTATCCCATACTCTCAAGAAATGTTGGTGATAAGCCTTTACAGTAAGGTGAACATCTTCTCTATCACCGAATACTTCTCGGAAGGCTTCTACAGCCATCTGGCCACCCTTGCGCAAAGCTGGTTCACCAACGTGAAGGAACTTGATGACTTCTCCTGTCTGTCTCCTTCTGGGCTTCCATCTTTTGTCTAGCCCATGCTCATATACGTGGATAGGCTTTCTAACCCCGGCCATTTCATAGACGTTTGCAACCCATTCTGATGTTGCCCAAACTTCATCGCATTCGTTCATGGCCTTGAGCCATCCGTCTGGAAGCTCAGTTGACTCCCACGGGGTATATCCGATACGGTACTGTCCTTCGTTGAACTTGTACCAATGCGGCGGGTTCCAAGAAATCTGTACAGGTGCACTAGCATCATCAAAAGGTACTTCATGACCAAGTTCCTGGAGAGAAGTGACCATTCTGAAGCCTGCTGTTCCATATCCGCGAGTTGTATCTAGGTTTTCCTTAATCGTATGAAAGGAAATCTTCATTTATTCTCCAAATGTTCAAAAGCATTCTTTGTAAGAGTGTCCCAATTGTATTCCGAATGCACTCTTTCAGAATTTCTATAAAATGTATCAGACAATTCTGAATAATTATCATAAATCTTTCTATAAAGCTCTACAAGATGGTCAATATTCGGTTCATACATCTTTCCGGGATGAATCCCTGGCCATCTACTGTCAACAAGACTGGAATCAAGACTCAAATCCCCCAAAAACCTCTCATATGGTGCCCATGCAGCAGTACAAACAGTAGGCATACCAGTCGCAAGGCCCTGTAGTGGAATCAGGCCGAACCCTTCACCCCAGGATGGGTAGACAAGGGCATGATGACTGTGATAGAGTCCTACAAGCTCATCAAGAGACAATGATTCCGTAAGAACTGTAACGTTTTGATAAACCTGATGGGGTAGACCAAGAATATTGCGTGGTCCTCCACGATGAAAGTTGGATGCGTAAACTCGAACTGAGCTTTCTCCATTGCTCTTAATAGTCAAATGTACATCATTTTGATTGCCAAAGGCAAGTCGGAAGGCTTCCAGAGCCATTTGTCCACCCTTTCTTGGTGCTGGTTCACCAATATGAAGGAATTTCAGTTTGTTGCGTACAGTTCTCTTTTTTGGAGACCAAATGTCTTCAATTCCATGTTCAAAAACATGAATTGGCTTAGAAAGCCCGGCGGCCGAATACCATTCTTTACACTTTTGTGATGTAGTCCATACCTCATCAACAGAAGAAAAGCCCTCAAGCCATCCCTCTGGCAAAGAGGTGGACTCCCAGGGCGTATAACCAATCTTGTATTGACGCGGAAAGTGCGCATAAAGCGGGGGTTGACAGAAATCAAGCTGTACATCAGCCTGCTCATCATGAAAATTAACAGTATGTCCAAGCTTTTCTAGACTGTTACGGATGTTATGACCTGCATAGCCGTAACCGTTGTCAGTCTTCAAGTTACTTCTAACTGTATAGAAACTTACTCTCAATTGTTTACTCTTCTTCCTTTTGTTTCTAGTGTAATTAATACCCTAGCATCTGACTCTCTTTGCTGTCAAGTGCTTTGCCTAAATTATTTCTGCAACATCATAGTTGCAAAGCTGTGACACTTCTGATACATTAGATGAATCGTTGCTGACAAAGGAGGTCTCATGAAGAGAACATTCGCAACACTAGCCACTATCCTTGCAGTAGCAGGAACTACATCTTTTGTAGTAGTGGAGAGTAATACAGAAAGACCTGTCGTAGCAGCCGACAGCCAGTCGGACCGTGGAGAGGAAGACCATAGGGCTTCCCGAAACGAAACGCGGCAGCCATTGACTTCTCCAGCAGAAGAAATGGCGCAAATGAAGCGGGCCATGCAGAAAGCTCAGGCTGAGAAGCTTGAGCGAGAGAGAATTGCAGCAGAAAAGCGAGCTAAGGAAGAAGCGGCTCGAAAGGAAGCAGCCCGAAAGGCGGAAGTGCAACGAAGAATTGAGCTAGCCGCTGCTGCTGAGAAGGCCAGGAAGCAGCGTGAGGCAAATTCTAAGCCTCGCGTATATAAGCCGAAGGTCCAACAGCCAAGAGCAAATACGAACAACAGTAATAACCATGTAGCGCCCGGTGGGATTGCTGCATGTATCCGGAAGTATGAGTCAGGTGGAAACTATCGAGCGCTAAATCCTAGCTCGGGAGCGTCAGGAGCATATCAGTTCATGGACGGAACTTGGCAAAGTGTGACCGGACTTCCAGGTAAGGCGATGAACTATTCGCCAGCACAGCAAGATGCAGCATTCTGGAAGTTGTGGAATAATGGTAGAGGCGCATCTCATTGGGTTACCGCCCCGAAGTGCGGCTACTAACCATTAGGAGGCAAGCATATGAATGCAAACCTTGAAGAGATTCTGGGCGGGCTAATCACAGCTCAGCTACAGACAAAGGATTTCCATTGGAATCTTCGAGGACGTGAATTTCTTTACCTGCATCCGATGCTAGATGAGCTATACTCTGAGCTTAATGAGTATTCAGACACACTAGCTGAACGAGCGCGGGCTATTGGACAACACGTCACGGGTAGTGTAGAGTACAGTTATACGTCTGAACCTATCCGTTTCGATGAAGCAGTGGACGAACTATCCAGCCACTTGAATACTATTAGTGTTCACATCAAGAACGCTCTAGATAGTTATGAAAGCGACCTTGCTACGCAGGATGTTCTTATCGAAATCCAGCGCGGTTTGGACAAGTGGGTATGGATGTTCAACGAATCACTTTCTTGACAAGCACATCAAGCGCGTGCTAAGATGATTCTATCGCCTTGGGATGGGGCTATAAATACTATCCTAAGCTTGACCAAGGTTGTTCCCTCTATTCTTACCTTGGTCACCATGCACTCTAGTACAACGTAGTACGCCACTCTGATTTAGTGGTAATCTGAGGTTCAAGTCCTTGGGGGTGCACTGCCGGTTTAGCTCAGTTGGCCAGAGCAATCGCCTTGTAAGCGATAGGTCATCGGTTCGAATCCGATAACCGGCTCAATTGGGGGTACGTGCGGCGAGAATGCGACCGACCCGTACCTCTGCCCCCGAGGAAATGTCCTTCGGGGCTTGTCTGTAGTACCTAGTTGCAGGGGAGGCAGACTATATGCCAGATTAGTTGTAGTGGAAACACATGTCTTTCGTACTGACAAGTCAACGGTTCGATTCCGTTATCTGGCTCTTAGGCGGTTTCGTTTTCCTTCTCCTTTTTCGGAACCGCCAAGCTCGCGGACGGCTTATACTAGTTTAACGGCTGCCTGCATTGCGCCTCTCGGGGCTGCGCCTAGTTAGTGACAGTGGTAGAACATTTCCTTGGTACGGAAAAGGTCGTGGGTTCGATTCCCACACTAGGCTCTCAAACAAATAGAAAAGGAGACTAGCCGCTGCTATTTGTCAGCGGCTTTTTGCATATGGAATGGCATTATTTTCACGAATATCGTAGACTCTCTGAAGAGGGTAAGGTAAAGCATCTTTCATGCCCTGATTGTAACAATAAGCTAACGACTGTACTCGGAACCGGCGATGAGCCGGTATTTTGGTGTGCAGTTTGTGATACGCTTATTAAGCCCGGTCTAGACGTTTATGACCAAATTCGGGCGGTAGTAAAGGAGCACAATGCCTAGTAGAGAGGAAAAGTATTACCAGGACAGAAAGCTCTGGTTTACAAAGTATTTGCAGGCCAGAGACCGCAAGGATGTTGTAGGAATGAGACGAGCTGCTAAGAAGCTCGAAAGACTGACGAATGGGAAGTTTGACGGGACGGACCCTAATAAGTGAGAATGCATAAGCCAAAGATTTACACAGATGGCCTATTTGCACAACATGACCATGCCTGTGCTGTATGTTCACTTAGAAAGTCTGTTTTGGACATGCAGAATTATGTATTCCAACCCTGCTGGGAATGCCAGGAGGATGGTTGGATTGTTACGAAAAGGAGAGATAATGGGAAATTTCTACATTGGGTCGGACGGAGTTCCAATCGAGCAAGACGACGATGGAGCATTCTACGTAACCCAAGAGAAGGCAGACGTAAGCGCTGAGTTTGAGGAGATTGTCAATGGACCCAATCAAGAGGGTTGAATGGCTTCAGGAACAAATTGAATCTCAGAAGAAGATTCGTGCTAAATTTCTAAAGGAAAAGAATGAAATTGGAGCCGCAAGGGTTTCTCGAAAGATTCGAGAGCATGAGGAAGAGTTGAGACGCCTTGTTTGATACTAGTACAACAGATGCTCAAGTATGGGCAAAGGAATTCATGAAGGTATGGGAGAACGAGCCTATTGACATCATGGATGAAGATATGATGCTTGGCTGGTTTGCCAATGCTATTATGGCGGGTTATGATGAGGCCCGCCGCAAATATGAAATGACAAATGCCCACGAGGCAACGATGAGACACGTTTTGGGAGATGCGTATGACGGAGAAGATTGAAGTCCTTGATAAGGGCTATGTGCGAATGGTAAAGCACATGGGAGACGACCTTGACCCGATTAACTCGGCAAAGGTTTCTTTCATGAAGGAGTCAGAAGAGTTTGGGGATAGAGAAGCACGTCTTCTTGCCTTTCTTCAACGTGAAGAGCACTCCTCAGTGTTCCGTCATTCCGCTCTCACTTTTGAGGTTTATGCACCACTCTTCGTTGCAAGACAGTGGTGGAAGTACGCAGTTGCAAGCACCCACCTTGATGACCAGAACGGATGGAACGAGAGTTCCCGTCGTTATGTAACTGAAATTCCAGAGTTTTACGTTCCTGCTCCGAACGAATGGCGTTCTGCTCCCGAGAATAAGAAGCAGGGTTCTGGTGCTCCGCTTAAGTCACTTGATGATGTCGAATGGGGCGCTTGGAGATACAACGGATACGCTCTTGATGTAAGGGACGATTTTGCTGAGGAATATGGAAACTTTTGGTCAGATGAGCTTACAGAACTTGCTCGTAAAAGCATTGACCTTTATGACTCCGCAATGGCTAATGGTGTTTGTGCTGAGCAGGCTCGTCTATTTCTCCCGGCTTATGGACTTTATGTTCGTTGGCGCTGGACTTGTTCTCTTGGTGCTCTAACTCATTTCCTTCATCAGCGACTTGAGCATGACGCGCAACTTGAGATTCAAGAATTTGCCAAGGCAGTTTGGGAGTTGACCCACGAGAAGTTCCCCGTATGTATGGATACAATTAAGAAGCAGTAAGTGCTACAATGAGTCTGTGAGAGTATTGGACCTATTTTGTGGCGCTGGTGGAGCTAGTATGGGCTACCACCAAGCTGGATTTGAAGTTGTCGGAGTAGACAACAAGATACAGACGCGTTATCCTTTCAATTTTGTATTGGGTGACGCGCTTTCTGTAGGTTGGCGTATGATGATGAGCGGGCGGTTTGATTTTGTTCACGCAAGCCCGCCATGTCAAAAGTACAGCGACTTGCAAAAGAGAACGGGTAAAGACTATCCTGACCTAATTGGGCCGGTTCGAGAAATGCTTCAGGACTCTGGACTACCTTATGTAATTGAGAACGTTGACACAGCCCCGCTGGATGGTGTTATGCTATGCGGTAGTATGTTCGACGGTTTGAGGGTATACAGACATCGGCTCTTCGAGCCGGGCGGGTGGAAATTTGAAGCTCCGCAACACCCCAAGCACACAGCGCTTGTTTATACATACGACAAGAGGAAGCACCATTTTGGACGCAAGCTGACAGAGGACATGTTTGTTCAAGTCACAGGAGGCGGAAATGCACCTATTGCAGAAAAGCGTAAAGCGATGGGTATTGACTGGATGATTCACAAGGAAATCAATGAATCAATTCCACCAGCCTATACAAAGTATGTAGGAGAAGAATGGAAAAGGCAGATTTGATTAGAGAGCTTCAGAAGATTTTCGACGTTCTTGACAGCGTGGTTGATTATCTGGAGACTCAGAATGAAGCTAATGCAAAGCTTCATATGTCTGATAAGGTAATGTACTCGCCGCTGACTTCTGCGGCGGGTTTGGCTAATACAAACCTATCAAACCTCATTATGAGACTATACGACGAATACGAAAAGGAGATTGATAATGGCTAAGCAAAAGGACCTTTTGAAGTGTAAGACCAAGGCTCAGGTTCGTGCATTTGCGGCAAAGCACAGCCTGCCCATTCGTGAGAGTGGGAGCGAGATTATCGTGGGCGGTTGGACTTGCGTATTCAATGGTGACAAGTTCAGCTATATCAAGTAAAATGTAAGTATGGCAACACAAAAGGATGTACTGGAAAGACTAGGCACAAGAGAAGAGCTTGTGTACTGGGCAAAGAAGAACAGCATTGCGGTTGAGGAAATCGACGGCGGGTTTTTGGTGGAAGAGTGGAAAGTAACCCTAGAAGAAGACAGAATTACTTCTGTAGAAAGAAGACTAGATGAACCACAATCCCTCTGAAGACGCATTTGCGCCAGAAAACTTTAATGTCGTTCTTCTGATTCAAATGATGAGAGTCTACGATATTCTACTTGCCCTACTTGCAGTAGAAAGTCCTCATAAGGCAGCCCAACTAGCAGAAATGCACGAGCAAGGACAGACATTTACTCCTGCTCCGGCATTTTCTATTGAAGTAGAAGAAGAATAAGAATTTGCCTCTCCCTTCGGGGAGGGGCATTTTTGTGTTTAGGGCCGAATACTCTCCGTTAGCTACAATCAACTTAAAGTAACCTATTTCCAGATTCAAAATGTCACAAATTTTTTGTGATGTATGATATAGGCCGGCAATTCGAATTTGCATTCGCAATTAGTGCGCCCATAAACAATTGCTTTCGCAATTGAAAAAGAATTCCGGGGGACCCATTGAGATTATCGCCGGGTCCCCTAAAAGAATTCCTCTCTAGAATACCGAGAAAGCTTGGAACACAATTCCCAGGACAAAGAACAATCCAGCTAGAGCGATTGCGATTGCCGATACCGCAGCAATTCCCATTGTGCCGACGAAAAGAACACCCCTACCCGCAAAGGATGCAACCTCTCCATAATGCTGAATCTTTTCCGCCCGGATTTCTCGCGGGTTTTCTTCCGACTGATTACCCTTTGAATGACCTAGTCTTATAGTCATCCATAGAGGCAACAAGGGTATTGTATTGAGCTGCATTCAAGAGAACATCCGGCATGATGAATGCCGATTCCCTATATACAGCCATACCCTTTAGGTCATCCCCCTTTCCTAGGTAGAGATAGAGCGGGCGGGTATTCCCCTTTGACCGGGTATCCACAAAGACAATGTGTGTACCGTCATTCACTACATACCCACCATAGATAACACCCCCATTTCCCTTCCTAGATACCCACTGAATAGCACAACCCATATATCTACCCTCCTGTAATTACCGTATATGCGCCCCTGATATACAGGATGCACAGAGAAACACCGAGAATTGCGAGAAATGCAGCCGTTTTCATGCCTTTTCCCTTGCATTTGCAGGCTTTTTAGCCGAATTACCTATTAAATGCGGCCTTTTGAATTGCCGCACTATTACCCTCTAAATCTATCGACAATCGATAGGCTGTCCTTTCTTCCTAGTGTGTAGTGCTTTTCTACCATTCACATTCGGTTGCGTACCAATCCACGCAAGGAATGTACCCGATTCGGTCCGGGTCATCCTTGAATTCAAAGGAAAGGAACACATTCCCTTCCCTATCCGTATTGGCCTTTACCGAATCTTCCCTTACTCCACTTACCTTTACTTCCTTGTTTCCTCTATAGGCGGTAATGGTAATGGGGAATTCACTCACTACCCGCCCGGAATCTACCGGGGGAATATCGGCCCGGAAATCGTCCATCGATTCGTAATACCCGCCCCCGCACACAGTGCAGTCACCCTGTGCGGTAGTGGCCGGATACCCCTTGCACTGACAGCACGTCGCACCCCGGACAGACAACGGACTGAAACCACACTCCCCGTTGCCGTGCCGGATACCGTCCATGCACGCGTGTACGCCCGTTAGAGCCACTTGTAACCCCTTCCCTAAGCCAGACACCGGGAACGGTTTCCCGGTGCCGTAGGAAGGCACACAGCACCTTTTTGTTGCACGCTATGTACCAACCTACCGCCTAGCGGCTGTATGCCTCTCAGACGAGAGAAATACCGCCGTCCGTCTCAGGGTGCCAATCCGTCTCCGCGAACCCCTCAGACGCGCCACCCTTGCGCTTGAAATGCACGGCGTACGTCCATGCGTAACCATCTTCCACGGACTCACCCTGTGCATAGAAAGAGCCGTCCCCGTTGTCATCCCACAGGGAACCGTCTCCCAACACATCCCGGATTTCGTCCGTGAGGGTTTCCGTGTCCGATTCGTCAACGGAAACCAGCGGAGAAACGTCGTTCCGGGAATCGTGCAGAACGGTCATGCTCCATTCCTTGTCAATCCAGCCGTGACGCTCTTCCCTTTCGTCCTCCCCACCGTCAAGCGAAACGGCGGTACCGGTCATGAAAGCGAAAATGTGTCCCATTAGCTTTTACCCTTTCGGTCACCGCTTTTTGAATCTAGCGGATTGAGCAATTGGCAAACTCTCCATTGCCAATCACCCGAACCGTTAGCTTCGGTTCTGCACAAACACCCCGGCGATAATGGCAACAAGCCAAGTTGCCACCCATGCCGAAAGGAAGGAAAGGTTTTCCACGGACGGGAATACGCTATGCAGCGCTCCCATAATCAGCATGACAAGCCATGCGATAGGGACAGCCGCAATCGCTCCGAACACGAGCGAAATAGCGAACATTCCGAGCAACGCAAGAATAACCATGATTTCCTTTCTAATCCACTCACCCTAAGCGGATTGGGAAAACGGTATTCCGAACACCCGCCCGGAATACCGCAACCCGAACCGTTTAGAACGGCAGACCACAAAGCTTACCCTTGTGCCGCTTTGTGGAATTGCTGTGACCCGCTTCCGTAAGGTGCCAAACGTCCGCACCCCTTTCGTGCCATGCAATCGGAGTCGCATAGCTGTAAATCACGTAATCGATTTCCGGCGCGAGCGCGCGGAAAATCTCACGCTCGTTATTCGGCATCCGGCCCATTTCCAAATGGGCCGCATAACCGGGCTTGACCGGACCACCGTAGAACGTGCCGGAAGAAATGGTGAAAGCCTCACCCGACAGAATCACATCCCGGAAGTCAATCCAGGAAGTGCGACCCTTGCCGTACATGCCAAGCTTTACCGTCATTCTGCATTTCCCCTTTTCCTGCCTAACCCTTAGGCATTTAGCGAAAGGCAGCTAAACAAGCCTGCCAATCACTAGACGTCTAAGCGCCAATGTCGATAACGACGAAACGCTCTTGTTCGGGAATGAACATCACGTTTCCGGAGTGCATATCGAAAAGGCCGAATTCCTTTTCGATTTCCGCGTAAATGTGGTTAATGCACTTCCCCCGAACCTTTGTGGTGCAGTGCCGGTAACCACTTCCGCACCCGTGGCAGTATCCCGGCTCTTCCCCGTTCACGTACTCCATTGCGATGACCCCCCGCCCGTCAAGGGCGTAATAGGTGACTCGCGGAATGGACACGTAAGGGTGCGACTTGTTCCCCGTGAGGATTCGGACGACGTTTTCGTATTCCTCCGAATTCGACTGCCCGCCATTCCCGTAAGCGTGTTCCACCTTGTAAATCACACCGTCCGGGGAAAGCCACGCGGAACGAAAACACCCGCCGCCTACGCGCTTCCATCCTTCCGGTCGGGCCGGTCGATTGCGAACGGGGCCGATGAAATAGCCACATTCGTAATTCGAACGCTCTTCCCGGACAATCCGCGAGTTAACGACGTAATCACGAATCATTTCCGCGTCACGTGCATTGCCAATCACGGTAATTCCCTTTCGTGGAATTCTCGACTTTGCTTTCAGCCGATTTAGCCAAACTCAGGAATCCTGAGAATGACTAGAGCGGCTAAACGCTCATATCAGAAAATGCCGTGTCCGTGGCACTCTCCCCAAACCGCAACCCAAGAGATTCGGGAAATTGCATCGGACGGACCGTCAAGGATTCCCAAGCTCCACCCTTCCGAAATGAGCGACTGCCGAATTTCCGGAATCGTCATTTCCTCAGTGCGCGTCATGCATTCCGCGAGATTTCCGGGGCGCATGTGCACCAAACCGAATCCCGGAATCTCAAACCGAATCAGTTCCCCGCGCGGAGTGGACAGGGACACCGTGCTACGTTCCATGCTACAAAAACCTCCTGTACGCCGCTCTAACGGCCGTACTCAGCTTGGTTGGGGAAACGGGCCGGGGGGCGTTCCAAAGCCTCTCAGAACGGCCCCCACGGGCCTAGAACGATGCGGGAAGGGTTCCGGTCACCGTGACCGACTCCACCGACACCCAACGGGCCGACTCTTCCGCCGTGCCGTCCCCATCGAACAGAACGAACACGTTGCCATCGTTCGGACCCATACCGCGCGCAGCGATGATGCCCGACTTACCGTCAACCTTGACCGTACGCATTTCATACCCCTTTCAATGCCCTAACCCTTAGGACATTCGGACACTCACAACGACAGTTGCGAATGCCCGGACGCCCTAGCGTCAGTAATCGTGCCCGGTAATGTCGTATCCACCTTCCGTCACTTGAATGTGGATTCCGTGCGGGGAAAGCACTCCGCACGCGAAATTACCGTTTCCGTTTTCGTCCATACCGTCTGTACCGCATTCCGCCGCACATTCCGCCATGAACTTAGCTTCCATCCTTTCCGCCGTTTCTCTCTTCCGGTGTGGTCCCGAAAGCAAGTCGCCGGATTCATTCCAGACCAGATATTCCCGCATTCCTTTTCCTTTCAGCCGTTGGGTAATTTGCGCTTGCGCCTACGTCGCAAGGTAACCACCCCCTTTCCCTATAGAGACTGAAAGGCTCTTACATGATGACGGAATCCGCATCCGTCGGAACGTGCCATGCCGCGCCGGACAGCTCACCGTTATACATAACGGCGTAAACGTGTCCGTTCGGAACGGCCCAACGGCGCACCGTGAAACCGTCCTTTCGGTGGAAGGCGAGAAACAGACGATTGAATTCGTCCGCTCCGATTGCCTTACCCGAATCGGTTTCGTCGTCAACGTCGTATTCCGTGATGAATTCCGGAACCGCTCGCACGTCGTCACCCTTTCGGTAACTCTGGATTGCTTCCATCGTTGCGGAATCACCCGACCACCCGAAAACGTCACCGTTTGTGTAGTCGAAACCGTCAAGGAATGCAGCCGCATCCTTTGCCGTACCGAAGAAAGCCGAACGGATGAGAGTGCTAGTCCCTTCCGAATACTCGATTTCTACGGCGTAATTCCACTGACTGACTTTCTCAGCCGGATTGAAACTCACTGTCATTCATCCTTTCTGTGAGTCCATAGGGTGTGCTCACCCTTTCGAGTGAGCACCCCTAAAGCCACAGAATGGCTTAGTTGGCCAATCCCAAGTCAACGACCGCCCAAACGCGTTGTGAGGGAACCCACAAAACGTTTTCGTTGTGCAAGTCGGAAAGGCCCAACTTGTTCTGCAATTCCCGCTTGATAGCGGACGCGCACCGGACGTATCCGGGGAATGCGCAACGGCACCGTTCACCGGGATAGCAGTACATTTCCCAATGGTCGTCACCGCGAATGCCGTTCATGTATTCCAGGGCGATTACCCATGACCCCGGAACCTTGTAAAGCGACGTCCGGGGAATGTACGCGCCCCGGACATCCCCGGACTTGCGCACACGCTCCGCCGTTTCGTGCTCTCCCTTGTTCCCCTGATAGTCGCTCTCAGGGTTGCGCTGCACCTTGTAAACCACCCCGGAAGGGGAGAGGTAAGCGCGACGGGAGACACCGGCCGCAAGGAACTTCCAACCTTCCGGAAGTTCCGGCTTTTCGATGTTCGGCCCGTAGGCGTAGTGGCAACGGAGCGGGCCGGGGTGCCGGTACCAAGGGTCATCCGGGAACTGTCGGTGCAGCCGCAGCATTTCTGCGTGATGGCTGAATTCGTACGCCGCGAATTCGTTGTTCCGCTCCATTTGCTTCCACGCGTTATAGCGCAGAACGAAACTGAAAATCTCTTCCGCCTCAGCCTGAGTGCCGATGGTTTCGGACATTTCCTTTTCCCTTTCAGGACACCGCTTTTCGTCTAGCGGATTGGGGTGGAATGCCTTTCCCTTTCGGGAAAGGCAGACCCCCAAACTACTAGCTGAATTACTTCCGGCCCGGTAGTGGTCGCTTGTATTCCATGACGTAGCACTCATCACACAGATGGTTAATGCGTGCCTCCCCGTCGCGTCCGCACCCCTGACAGCGATTCAGCTTGTCACACTGTTCGCTGCCACATGTGGACATGGGAAACTGTCCGTCACAGTCCCATTCCCATTGGTCCGGCCGGACGCCACACCACGGGCAAAGCAATTCCCGTCGCGTTGTCCAAATCTTCTGATAGCCGATGGAAAAGGGAACATCCGGATTACTCGCCGCAATCTTGCGGGAATTCCGAATGTGCCGGGCAAGCTCATACCGCGAAGCATTTCCGTCAACGGCAAAAGTCTTGCCGTCAATGGTCATCCAAACGCAGTAATAGAAATCCGGGAATTCAACCCAACTTCCGTCGTATCCGTCAGAACGATTGGCACGCGGCCAAAAATCCTTAACGGAAGTCGGGTTGTAGGTTTTGCCATTCACCGAAAGTCGGAACACTGATTTTCTCCTTTCTAGTGTCCGCAAGTGATTAGGGGAATTCGGTTTGTTGGGTTTCCCTTGCCTCAATCCGGCATTACCGGAAGAGACGGTTTAGCTACTTGGAAAGGAAGGATTCCAGACGCGAGACAATCGCGTCACGGCGACGGGCGTAATACGCATTCCCGCCCGTTGCGGTTTCGGCCGCCTCACCCATGTTCCACAGGGCACGGCACACCTTATGCCACCCGCCGGACGGCTCATCCGGCGTCTGACGCGTCAGAGAGACGGTACCGGCACTCTTCCACCCCCGAACCTTCCGGGGGGCCGTGAACGTCCATCCTGCGACGTTCTGAGGGTCACTCTCGGCAGTCTCGGCAACCTTGCGCGCCGGACGCTTGGCAGTGCTCTTGGCAGTGGTCATTTTCGCCTCAGCTTTCTTCCCCTAATCACATGTGGACACTAGACGCTCGAAAGGGTAAGCGTCTAAAGCCACAGTCCCTAGATAATCGGGACGGTTACACCATTGACCAATAAACAAAACACCCGCTGAATTTCGCTACTCAGATTGGATATTCACACCCGGTCTACCGCCCGGATATCCGCCACACCCGATATGTCTTGCCATGACAGGGAGAGGGTGTCTTTTCGCTAATTCTGGCAAAGTGCCGAGAATACCGATTCGCGCTAACAATGTATTGGCGTATTCCCCGCAGAATTCACGGACTAGGGACGCTTTAGCGCTCTATGGTGCGTAATGTGTTTCTGTACCCACTATTGAATTCTCAAGGAACCGCGCATTCCTTTGTACTGGCCCTTTCGGGTTTTCCTCCGGTGCGTCTCCGACTCTATCAGAGTCGGTTACCGCTTGTCTTCCCTTCCCGACTTCCCGGTTTCCCGTTCCGCCGTTCCGTTCTGACAAGGAAGACTCTCCAGGAAACCGGCCCGGATTGCAAGTCCCTTTCTCGTGTGACGTGCGTCACACAGTTAGTTAACCGGCGAGTAACCTATGCCGTTCCCATCACACCCGGAGCGTGCACGCTGCGCGTAAATAGCTTCCCGCTGGTCAGTTGTCAAGGCTTTTCAGGAATCGTTACCAAAATTTTACCTGATTGGCCGGCCGCCCCCGGTAGGCAAATTTTTGCTTCGTTGTCAAGACCTTTTTGGTAACAACTTGGTAAAGAATAGTTATCCACAGTCAACAGAGAGTAACCGTGCGCAGTTATTCAACAACCCTTCATAAATGCCGAAACATAGTCTGACCTGCGGTTTTCTAGGGTTTCCCAACGGTCCGTCAGATACTACGCAGCGTGAAAATCGCGTCTAACGGCCTTTCGCGGGTGCCCTGGGGTGGTTGCCTATGGGCAGTGCTGGGAGGCTCTTAGAAAGGCGTACAGAGCTTTTCTCACATACTGTGAAGTAACATTGCACAGAGTAGCGAAGTTATCCACAGGTTTATCCACAGCCTGTGGAAGTACAGATTTCAACCATCCTTGCCGACTGGCTTTGTAGCGCTCTTCGTATTGCTACAATCTATGCTACAAATTTTGGTTGAACACTCAACCTCTTAGACTCTGATTGTTGAGTGTTCAACAATCTCGGATTGTATCAACGTCTGTATTGCTACACTGATTGGTACAATCGTCCGGCCGGAATGTAACAGCTTAGGCTGTCTAACTATTTAGTTAGCTAATGAAATGATTTGCCGGCCTAAATGTTTAGAGTTAAACTATCCGGCTGCTCGGGTGCGCTGCGCGTGTCGGCACGGCTCGGCCGGACGCTCGAAACCAGGCAGGCCCGGAATTCCCGCGCGTACCCTATGCCCTGGCAATTAGTCAACCCCTCAGGAGGTAAAATCTTCTGTGCCGACTGGGGATTCGGGAAAATCGGACATTCGGGTACATTTCAGTACAGACCAGGGCAAACACTACCAAATTGGTACAATTTGGTATAAAAGAGGGCGAAGCCCCGCGAAGCGGGGCGAGCCCGACATGTCCGATTCCGGCAGAAGCCCCTTTACGATGGTCATAAAAAATGCCACAAAAATTTCAGAATTCCCTTTACGATGGTTCAAAATTTTGCCACAAAATTTTTGAATTTTTTGAAATTAAAACACAAAAATCCCCTCTGGCCGAAGCCAGAGGGGAGATATTTATTATCTATTAGTTTATTCTGTTTACGATAATCTTTATTTTTGCCGGATATTAGCGCTTCTTGCTGGAAGAGAAGCCACCACTCTTAAATCCGCCACTCTTCTTGTTAGAGTCGGACTTAGTACCAGAAGTCTTCTTAGACTTGGGAGTACCATTCACACCGCCATTCTTGGTGGGAGTGGAAACCGGCTTTGCCGACTTGACACAAGTGGGGTAGTAGCTGTACATTCCGCAGTCAAAGTAGACAGAGGAGAAAACCTCAAACGTCTTCTTCTTACCGCCGCTCTTGGTAGTCAGTTTGTACGTACCACCCTTGGAAGACTTTCCGACAACAGTGCCAGCCTTACCACTCTTGTAGTGAACCGTACTCGAACCACCCTCACAGGCAGTCAGAGCAACCACACCAGCAACAGCGAGACCAGCGACCTTGAGACCCTTGTTCATCATTCATCCTTAGTGTTGGTTTACGATGGGGTGTTGCAAGCTTGGGCTACGCTTCTACTGTAGCCCATGACTACCTCAGTAGTCAACCTCAATCCCAAACTTACGAAGGGCACCGAGGTCAAGAAGGAAATTCGTGTCGTTGAGAGCCGAACCACCAGAGCCGACGTAGGGAATCACACCAGAGTCAGAGAGATAGGTGGGGCGAATCTTGCCGTACTTGTTCGTAAAGTAAATCCACTGCATTTCCGTCTTATCCGAATCCCCGCCCGTAATCATCTTGTGAATCACGTGAGCGGGAAGCTCGTAAGCCTGAGTCAGACTGTCCATTCGAGTAGCGTAAGAGCCGAATCGCTCCTTACGAGAGTGCACGTGAAGAAGCTCCATACCTCCGCGAATCGAATGCGTACCACGAAGGGCGAAGTTCTTAAGCTCAGGGTCAGTGAAGTGAAGCTTACGCATAATGCATTCTCCCTAGAATATTTTCCGGAGGACCCGTTGGCCTTCCTAGCTTGGCAGGGTTTGTTTCCGCCCCCTGCCCTTGTGACTACAACCTTACCCTACCCCCCTGTAGGGTGTCAACCCTCAGTGCTTGAGGCAAGGATACTCAGCACCACACCAGCAGTGACCATTCATTACATAACCTCCCAGAGAAATCTAACTTCAACAAATATAATGGGAAGCATTGCAATGATAAATGGAATTGTAATCCACAACGGAAGAACAAACTTCTCTTCCGTTTCCTTAACTTCCCTTACATATCTTACACGAGACTTGCTATCTCTGAAAGCCCGCCAGGATTCCATTACGATTCCTTTCGAATGTACTTGACCTTACGAGAGTAGCGAGGCTTACTCATTGTCGGAAAATCACCAGAGCCCTTACGATACTCCATCGTCTTGTTCATACGAGGGTTACGAGGCTTGGGCATCTGACGCTTAGGCATTCTTTCTCCTTTGTTCCGAAGCTTGCTCAGCCTATCATGACTGAGCAGTGATGGTCAAGCACCGAGGTCAATCAAGACCCTGATGCCGTTATCATCGATTACGATATTGCCAACATGCAAATCTGAAACCCGCCACTTTCCTTGAGGCTGCTCCCACGCTTCTGCGCTGCACATTCCCAGAGGCTTACCACAATTGCACGGCTTGTTCCAGAATGAGTAGGAACGCTGACAATGGACATCCATTCCACCCTCAACAAATTCCATTGCTATAATTTGCTGTTCCTCAACCACATAAAGAGTAGCGTCGGGAACCCTCCAGCCCTTGAGAGGAATTCTCTTGATTCTCTCAATTGCCTTGTATTCGAATTCGTTAGTGTCATCATCCGAGTAGTAGTGTCGCTTATACACTACTCCAGTCGCAAGACTGCGGAATGCAATCCTGCTAGCTCCCTCCCCGATATACTCAAAACCATCGGGGGGTTGATACTCGTATTCATCCACTTCATCGAATTCCCAGAGTGCAATGATACGAGCTTCCTCTTCATTTCCAACCATGACTTTTCCTTTGATTAGATAGTTGGGAAGCTTGGGCGGGAAAACCCGCCCGGATTTCAGCAATCGATATAACCAAAGTCAAGCTCGGGTTCAGGTACACTAACGTACACTATAGTAGTGCGAGTGTCAAGATTACGTTCAACGTCCTTAACTCGATATTCTTGACTGTTATATACGAGATTATCACCAATTCTCGGAAGGAATTCATCCTCAACCTCAGTAACAAACTGAAGGTCAGTAGGGTCTTCCATATACTTCTTGGGCAGAATCTCAGTAATAGTGTACTGCATAACCCCTCCTTAGGGAAGCTTGCTGGAGACTTTCGTCCCCAGCTAGAAGAATCTTAGCACTCTTCCAGGACAGGAACAAGCGCACCGACCGGAACGTCTACGTCGTCCACAGAGAGGCTAGAAACGTGTCCGTCGTAGCAAACCATCAGACCGTCGCTGTAAGGCACGTAGAAGCCATCACAGCCGGTCTCACGGCACGGGAACGACTCGACTCGGGGAGCGGGAATCATCATGTTGTCAGTCTCCTTAGAGGGAAATGGTCTTCTTGCTTTCGGCTTCAACGATTTCGTCTCGAACCATCTTACGAACCTTCTTCATGAACTTACGTTCGGCACCCTTATCAGTCCAGGCATAAAGACTGAGATGGTCATTAATCATCAACCCAAACTGGAAGGAAACGAATTCGAGAGGCTTTTCCTTTCCGGGCGGGGTAACATAACACCAATACAGATTTTGACCCATCACCTTAAATCCCGGATGCTTTTCAATGTTCAGGGTCCAGCCAGTAAGGTCTACATCCTTGAGGCGCATGTAAAACTCCCTTAATTAAGCAGATTAGCCGGTTATTGATTGGGATTTTATGGTATCCCACACCAGTACGCTATCTGGATTCGAACCGGAACCCCTCTTACGAGTGTGTTTGCCATTTTCACTATAGCGCACCCCTCACCCCTTTATCGTTTGCAACCGATGTTACGGTCATCTAAGCTCTAGAAACAAAGAGCCGTAATCCGGGGGTCATCAGGCGTCTAAGAGAAAGGTTAGCCGCAGTAGGTTACCATTCGTTCCACTCGTGATGGACTCTTACCCACGGACTCATTACGGAGGTAATTCTACCCTTCAAAGCTTGGTGAGAGTCGGGAGTCTTAGTGCGCCTTCCCTCACCGTCTTGCGTTGGTATTACCTTACAGCTAGAGGGTTTTTCTGTCAACCCCCGATTTTCTAGAAGCTACGCCACGCTCGGGAACCACGCTCCCGACGCTTCATTCGGCGCGTGTGCTTCTTCTTCGCACGCTTTTCTCCACAGCACTTGCTTCCACAGAACGGCTGTCCACGCTTACCGAGCATCCGCATTCGCACTTAGGAAATACCCCTTCCCATTCAGTATTCTTTGCAATTTTGTCAGCACAATTGTCGCAATCGAAATTGTAACATGACCTGCATACCGGCTTGTGGCCTGATGGAAGCACCTTCTGTCCCTTCGTTGTGTTACAAGCTTGGCAGACTTGCGCCTGCCTGTCAAGTCCTAGTCTCGAACAAGACGGTAAAAGACAACCATAGCCTCATGCTTGGTGAAAGTCTCATCACCTGAAGTTTCACACAGCATATCAATCATCATGTCCATTGCGTCAATCTCGGAAACATGCTTACTAAACCAAACACGCTTCCTGAGAGTGTACAGCCTAGCTTGATTGCGAAGGTCCAGTGCCGCAATGACAAGCACATACTTACGACCCTTGCGGTACTTCTTACGACCGAACATTTCTTCTCCTTTGTTGGTCATTACCTTACAAGCTTGGGAGGGGTCTGTCAACCCCTCCCGTTTGTTACTTTTTACGCTGCCACCACTTAGGCTTACGCCTCTTGGCTCTTTGCTCAGCCTTCTTACGTTCCTTTTCAATCCGCGCCCAAATCTTACGCTTCTTCTGAATAGGAAGGTCCTCATGAATTCGTATTGAATTGTCAAACCACTGCATCTTTTCAGATGGAGTTAAGTCTGTCCACTTTTTGATTCCCATTACCCCTCATTCGTAGGAATTGTAAATTCCTGCCACATCACTGGCAAGATTCTCCTGCTTAACACCAACAAGCAGGTCCTTTTCAGCGATAACCCCGCCAGTCTCGTCACAAATGGTCAGCGTGACAATGAAACCGTAGAGGTTGTGATTCGTAACGTCAAGGTAGTGCCGTCCGGGAAGGTCAATCTCAACCTTCTTTACGATGTTTCCCTCAACACTTGCGGGAACATCGTACTGCTCATCCAACTCATCCACAAGAGCCTGACTCCAGTCATGCTCACACTTGTCAGTCACGCGAATCTCCTTCTGTCCGGGACACCTACATTGCATGATTACCTTACCACACTTGCAGACTTCCTTGAAATGGGTCATCGAACTTCCCCAATCTTGCTGGTCAGTGCTGCAAGGAAAAGCTTGACAACCCCATCATTGTAGAACGGGTCAAGCTCTGTTGCAACTAGCTCACCAACTTCTTCTGGAAACAATCCATAGGCAGAATTGAATACTGCCTGACCATATCGCTCTCCATCCTCCTGTCGTCTTGCAACAGACTTCCAGAAAAGTGGGGAGAACAGGCTGTTCACCTCAACGTTCATGGCTTTACCTTACCGCCTTCCGCCTTGACTGTCAACCATCCAAACCACCCGCACGAACATCTGTGAAACCTTCTGGTCACAGTGTCCATGTTGCTTCTAAATACGTCATCCGTAGCGTCTCTAAGCTCATGTCCGGGCCTAGAATGCTCTTTCCGACGCAACTCCCTAGCCACGTTCATACGCCCTCCTACACAGCCACACAGAGGTTTCTTGTACCATCTGTTGTAGCAAGCTTGGCGGGGATTTCTCCCCGCCCGAACCATTCACAGAATGGGGAACCAGTCCATTCTAGATAGCGTACACCTTAATTGCATATCTTGCATTGTAAACAGGACTACAAGTACCACAAGAGCGGGGCCTAGCAGATGCCCGAGGCTTACGAAGGTACTTCTTTGAAACATGCCCATTCGGGCACTTTGCTACATACTTGTAATCAACCTCAACCTTATCATCAGAGCAGCGGTTTCCATCACAGCCAATGGAAATTGCCTTAGCCCGCCAAATCGCATTGTGCCCACTGCCAGGAGTAAGCGCATGTGCAATTTCGTGAAGCATTGTATTCCGAACAGCGTCAGCACTACGCTGAACAGTCAACTGACGAGACATTGAAATTGTCTTAGTGCTATAGCGGCACTGACCGAATCGACGCGCGGCATTATCCCATTCGAAACGCCACCCCTTGTCAATCAATCCATGCGCAGCCATAAGCAGCTTTGCCTGACGTTCTGCGTTAAACAGGTCCATCGTTCTCCTTAAGGTCTAGGGAGGAAGCTTGCGGAGACTTTCGCCCCCGCTTGTGGTACTACCTTACAGCATGAGCAGGCTTCATGACAAGGCTCTGAAGGAAGTTCTTGATGCCATCTCCACCACCAGCATTCCACCAGCGGTAGAAGTCATATGCGGCGAACCCAGCATCAATAGCAGCAGAAACATAAAATCCCTCATATGTTCTGATGACACCAAGCGTGGTCCATCCACATCCCATGTACCAATACATTATCCTATCGGGATTCATACCAACAGGACAACGATACAAAGCCCGCCAGAAACCAATTGCAATGATTCCCAGAGCGATTACATCAGCCCATACGAAATGAAACAATTCCATTGTCTCTCCTCAATCAGGGAAGCTTGGGGACTGCCCCTTTCGAACAGTCCCCACCTTACTACAGGCTCTTGAGCCAGTCAACCACCACATCCTCATGAACGGGGCGGAAGTCTCGAACGTCAACACCTGCATTGAACATCCGGCCGTTTTCTGCCCACTCGTCATGCACGTGACCGTGAATGATAGGCAGACCCTCATCCTTGGGACGCTTGTCAGCGTGTCTGTCTGCCCCGTGAGAGTCCCCAACGTAGGGGAAGTGGCTCAGCATCACATCAAAGCCTCCCAGGGTCGTACGGAAGCTCTCAGGGAGCGTGTACTGAAAGACCTTATCGTACTCCGGACCGAACCTGAGACGCTGCTTTTCCTTCTCGCCTGAGAAAATGCGGTCATGGTTACCAGGAACAAGAATCTTGTAACCATTCAGACGACCAACGAGGGGAAGAGACTCGGCAATCTTACCGAGTGCCACATCACCAAGATGGTAAACGGTGTCACTCTGCTTTACCGTCTCATTCCAGCGCTCAATCATTGCCTCATTCATCTCATCAACCGAATCGAAAGGCCGCTCGCACAGCTCGATGATACGCTGATGACCGAAATGCGTGTCACTCGTGAAGAACGTTGCCATTTTAATCCTCTTCGTCAATTATTGCTTCGTCAATTTCAGAATACTTGTACTCACTCTTTGATACATAGGCGTTGGCCTTCTCTTCTGTTGAGAAAACCCCGCCAACATACCAGTTACAGCAAGTGCAATTTCCTTCTGTTACTACCCAAACATTCATTTCATCCTCCTAGTTTCTATACCCTTATAGTCTAGAAGGAAAGCTTGCCCGGAAATCCGGGCGGGTTTGGATTACGAACAGTCGTATTCTTCACCAGTGTAAAGCTCCCAAGAAATCTCTCCATCCTGAGAGTCTAGCGTGCTGCTCTCAAGTACAGGAAACATCTTACCATGCTCAGTAACCAGAAGTCCATCAACCTGAGCATCCTTCGGAAACGTGCTCAGATACTCAATCAGCTCACCGTTTGTCATGTTATCTCCTTTACTGTTGAGTGATAGCGTACACTACCATTGCAATCATGGCAAGTGCGCCGATTGGGCTTAGGCGAAGCATCCAGAGGAGAACCTTTCTGTTTCTCTCGTCGCTCATCAGTTTGCCACCGAATCAATTACCAACCACAAGACCAACCCTATAGCTATGAGCCACAGAAGGCAAGAACCGGGGTGCATGTCATTGTCATCCATCACTTCAGCAACCTTTCGCTTGCGTCTCCGAATGTTCGCTTTTCCATCGTTTCGAAATTCCTATTGGCGCTAATCCAGTATCCGAATCCACAGATACCATACTTCAGGCTGAAGTGCTTGCGGTTCGGAATCCTTTCAATTGTGATATCCCACCATCCTAGTACAATGGTAAGATGCCATGTCTCATCAAGTGTTCCGTCATATTCGTCAATGTTCTTCTTCCACCTGAATGAAAGAAGGGTCATTTCTCTCTCAACCCCGCCATGAATACTCATATAATCTCCTATGTCAGGAAGCTTGCCCACTTTCGTGGGCAGAAAGGCTACTCCCATTCAGCAAAAATAGCCTTCTTGAAGCAAGTACCATCGATGTACTGATATCCTGCCTTCAGACATCGCTTTTCTTGCTTAGCGTCATAAGTAATTCCCATTCCCGCAAAAATTACAATTGCCACAAGAAAGGTTCCCATGACATATCCCGGCCACCAATTACTGAAGTGTCGCTTCATCATTCTCCTTGTGTTGGAAAGCTTGGCGGACCGAAGTCCGCCCGGTATTACTTATTGCCGATGCAGTTTTGGTCAACCCACTGCATATCACGCTTGAGACACAACTCGAAACGCTTCTGTTCATTCTTGGAATCGCTTTCCATATCCTCACTCACTCCGAGGAAAATCAAAGTCGAGATAAAGACACCAATCATGGCACCAAGAAACATTCCCAGTCCAAAGTCTTCCATTTCCTTCTCCTTAATTATGGAAGCTTTGCCCCCTTTCGGGGGCAATACATCACTTACAGTCTTCACACTCACTCAGATGAGTAAAGATAATCTCCTTGGTCTGACGAATGTTCTCCCTAGCAGTCTTCAGCTTTTCGATGTTTTCCGGAGTCTGCTTCTTGACTACAGCCTTTCCGGCAAACTTCAGATTCGACTCACTGTTCTTGAGTCCGAGCTGAAGTCGGTGATAGGCCGGGCAAAAGTCCTCCGTAGAAATTCGCGGAGCAGGAAATCGCGGAGCCTTGTAAAGGTGGTGAGCACCCAGGTCAGCAATACCGCTACGGTCATTCTTCGCACGAACCTTCGGCATGTTCTCTCCTTTTGTGGGAAGCTAGCGGGTTGTTGGCCCGCCCTGACAACAACTAATCTACCTGACTGGCTGGTCTGTGTCAACCCCATCGGGAACCTTCCCGATGATGATGCAAGCTGCTGCACATCCCCAGAAGAATACGCAAGCACCCGACAGCCATTCATGCCACATAGACAATATAGTGAGCAATACTGCAATTGCTAGAAATACTACACCAAACTTGATTGTCATGCTACTCCTTTTATTACAAGCTTGCAGGGTGCCTTAAAGCAAAATTGGCACCCTGCCACAATCAACCGAGCCTACGATAATCTGCGTTATAGTTCTTTCCCCAGTAAGAAGAAATCTTTTCCTTGATTACCTTCTTTCCGTAGTAGGACCCTGCATTCGCATGAATCATATACCCGTTGCCAGCATAGATGCCGACATGAAAGTGGTCACGAGTGCCCTTGTGACTGAAGTAAATCACATCACCAAGCTGACGCTGATTTACCGTAATATCCTTTGAAGCCTTAAACTGGCTTTGAGTTGTTCGTGGAACTGTCTTTCCAGCCTTCTTGTATGAATACTGTACAAGACCAGAGCAATCGAAACTATTCGGTCCGACGCTTCCACCACAGGACTTCTTATTGTCTCCACAATATCTGTCCCCAAGCTGAGCCTTGGCTACGTTGTACGCCTTACCTCTGATTGTTGCAGCCTCAGCATTTGTAGAAATGCCTACTACTAGAGTCATCGAAGCAAGAAGCGTTCCGATAGCCGCAGTCTTCTTATACATAAAATCAAATCTCCTAAGTTTAGTACGCGCCGCCCCCGGAATTGAGGGCGGCGGATTTCACCAGGGTACCATATATTTATTTATCGAATATACGTGTGACGTATATCACTCGGAGCATCACGGCGCTTCTTTGCGCGCGGGTAATACTCATTGTTTCGAGCGACCTTCCCAGTGACCTGAGCCTTTCGATAAAGCTCAGCATACGCCCTGCCTTCCTCTGTATCCATCTGGTCTTCACGGGGAGGAGTCATAACACCATCCTCGTAAACCGTGAACACTCGGAAAAGGCCATTGGCAGTAGGACGACCGATAAGGCAAAGACCCTTACCGACAATCCGGAACTGACCCTTGTACTTCTTATTCGGATAAACCTTATCCGGGGTTTCGAATGCCTGCTGTGCCCGCGTAATTCCCAGCTCTCCGGTCTTCTTAATGAGCTGTTCCTTTGCGTGCTTCGACAGAGCGAGCTTGTAACCTTCCGTGGACTTCATGTCCGTCTCCCTTCGTTGTGAGACAACCTTAGCAAAGCTTGGGGGTCAGAGTCAACCCCCCAGGGCATCAGCCCCAAATCCAGTATCCGATGCCGATTCCTAGCCCCACGAAGGGTAGGAAAAAGATTGCTGCGAAGATTAAAGCACATCCGCCCGCAATCTCGTTGAACAAATCTTCAACCGGGTCTCGGTATTTCTTAGCCATTTATCCAAACCATCCGTTCACTGCCATCAGAAAACCTAGATACAACCCTAGCGCAGCACCGGCACAACATGCAACACCCATGAGCAGGCACTTTACCAGCCACTCAATCAGAACCAACCTTGAGCCTTTCGTTCAGGTACATTGCTGTACTCCTGTATTCTGGATACTTCATGATAATACCCGCCAAAAAATTATCAAATGAGGCGGGGCAATACGCTGCCAATACAGACGCACTTGACTTTACATGGTCCGTGCTTTGAAATCTGATTGCTGGCATCTCTCCTGTTGCGAGCTTATCACAATTGGCCTCAGCAAAACTCTTAGCAGTATCCTCGCTAATTGACCAATCAACGATGTTTACTTGCTTAGCGTAACTTTCATACTCCTCAAACTTACTCTGGGTAGTATCCATACTAGACACCACTACAATAACCAGAGTAGCTAGAGCAATCGCAAATGCTGCGATTCCTAGATACCACTTCTTTTCCATAGTCTTCTCCTAGTTTTCTCCCTTCAATAGGGTCACTTAAAAGAAGACTAACAAGCTTGGGCGGGTTTTGTCAACCCGCCCATTCAATTAAACAGAAACAGCCTCGTGAATAAGAAGAGAATACACAGTGTCGGGACCAGCGCTGTATTCCTGAACGTCTCCCTCAACATCATCCTCAAGGGTAATGGTGAAGAATTCATCATTGTCTACAACGTCTCGGACAATTCCGAAACGAAGAGCACCCTCAGCGTAGAACCTTACATAATCCCCATCCTGAAGCTGGTCAGCATACAGGGAATCAGCAACAATCATTTCCATTGGAATCCTATTCTTCCTAGATTCAATTCTCTTGGTGATGCGCTTCTCACTCTTCCTCTTCTGAAAAGGAATAAGCAGCTTCTTTTCGCATCCAGACTTACAAATAGCCACCCGAATTTCCCTAAGAGACCCGCGCGGGCAATCCTGGGAAATCATTGCATCATCGCTATGAAGAACAACAAGGCAGCGGAAGCACCGGTGGCTTTGGCACTTCAGCAGAATCTTAAGGCTTTCAGCCTTAGAAATCAAATTCTTGTTCTCGCGCTTTTCGTTGCACTTCCGATGAGCAAGCTTAAGATTCGCCTCATGGTTCGGTCCACCATGAGAATAAGGAATTACGTGGTCACGCGTGGCGTGCTCCCTTGAAACAAGCTTCCGGCAAAGCCAGCAGATGCCCCTGTCACGGGTCATCAGACGCTTGATAGGATACGTTGCCTTGGACACTCTGTCTCCCTTCGTTCTGGTAAGAACTCTACAGCAAGCTTGGTAGCCCTGTCAAGCAGCTACCAGAGACGAGAAAACCCCGCCAAAATGGCGGGGCAGACTCACTTTCCTACAGGCTCAGCAATACTTAGAATGCGGGAACCAGTACGGCCAACGACGTTGGCAATCTTTTCCTTGGAACCCATCAGTTCAAAAACAATTCCGGCCGGGTCCTTAGACTCAATGGTTTCACATTCGACACCATAAACACAAGCCTGAATACCTACGGACGGAGCATTCTTAAGTACAGTGCTGATACGAACAATTGCCAATGTCTTTACCTATTCCTTATTGTCGGGCTTCAAGCCACCGGTCCTCAATCTCTCGAATATCAGGACCAATGGAATCAAAGTCGATTCCACGCTTGAGACATTCTGCCTCAAAGGCTTGAAGAATCATCATGTTGGTTTCAAAAGCAGCAGCGGGAGGGCATTCCTTTGGATTGTCGGAAACCAAAGCAGCCGGACCCATTTCAATAACCTTAAGCACACCGGACTTAAGGTTAGTAATCAAGATTTCAAGCGTTTCTTGCTTAGTGTTCTCAAGTCCAGTGCGCATAAGTCAACTCCTAAAAATCGGTCAGTCCATCTCGGATGTAAACACTGTCCACAGGAGAATCCGACTCAACGAAAACATCCTGCGACTCATCATCGTAATCGTAAACCTCGGGCATCTTTAATCTCCTTCTGTTAATTGGACATTCTTACATATCTAATTGTGAAGGGATTCCGGCATAACTGCCGACTGTTACTTAGCCTCTCGCCTGACCTGACTGATAGAGGTACCGGAATCCTAAGAGAAAAGGTGTCCTATCACCTAACGAACATGTAATTAGTGTAGCAGATTTAGTCCTGCTCAGCAACCCCGTTAGAATCGCTCTGTGAGCCGCTGCCAGAGTCACGCTGACCCAACAGCCCATGCGCAGCCTTATGGACCGTTAGAACGTCGTCCAGAGCCTTGCACATGTTCGCTACGCCTAGCGTCATGGTGCCTAGGGCAGGGTCCATGAGCTGTGTTGCCAGGACCGATGTCTTATTGCATACATCATACATAATCTCAAGCAATTGTTCAAGGTCGAAATACACTCGACCATCAACAACCTTTGTTCTCAAGGCTTTTGGCAAAGCCATGTTTTCCATGTTACCTCCTTACAAGCTTGGGGCATTGCGCCCCACTTTTTAATCAAATGAAATATCTAGTGCATCATCTCCAAAACCAAGACGGAGAAGCCAGTACACAACAAATACAATTCCAGAGACAAGCCAGAAATTCCAATGCTTGTCCCACATAGAATCAGCAGCAATACAAATTCCGCCGCCGACCACAAGCGAACCGAATACAGACCAAAACAGTTCCCTCATTTTCCCTCCTTAGGAAAAAGCTTGCGGCCCCCGAAGGGGCCGCTAAGTGTTACGCCATTGCGAATTCCTTCATTCGCTCAAAAACCTCGGTGCGGAATTCGGTGGTCTTCAGGTCGAAACCTGCACCAGCCGCAAGGAAGTTTTCGGTGTTCGGCTCACCAGTCTTGGAACTCTTGCGAATTCCACGGAACCACTGATTGTGTTCAGTGAGAACCTGAAGACCCTTGTAAGCATTGTTCGGAAGATTCTCAACCGAACCAGTGGAATTCTGCCAGACATTCAGGATGGTGTCCATCTTGTCATCCCACTTCTTCTGACTTCCACGAACATCCTCTTCCGGCTCCGGGAAGATGTCCATGACAATCTTCTCGAATTCAGTAAGCGTCATCTCCTTCTCGAAAAGAGCCTGCATCTCAGTCTCGAAAACCTCATCGTAGATGGTAGCCAGACCAAGAGCCTTCTTTGCATCCTGAATCTTGGTTTCCATTCCCTGAGTGTGCCGAATCTTGAACTCAGCACCCTTTTCACCGAGAGCGATATTCAGAGTGTTCTGACAAACCACTCGGGTATTCACCATCTTGACAATCATGGTGGTAGAACCATCGTGAGAGGAAACCAGCATGATGTATCGACGGATAGTGTCAGCGGAACCATTCGGGTCCAGAACAAGGTCATCGGTTGCCACAAGGGTAGCGAAAACCTTCTGACCATTCTTAATGCTACCGGCCGTTTCCCACCTACGACGACCATCCGTCAGAGTGTCGGCAAAGTCGAAAATCTGCTCATTCGAGAAGATGTTATACCGACCACCGACAGTTCCGAGAACATCCTTCTGGCCTGGAATGAACGGATTGTCACGAACCACGTGAAAAGTCTCGTCAACGAAGTTGAAGCCAGGCATCCAGTCGGACGCATCCTCAAATCGCAGATTCCAACCGGCCATGTGGGCAAGCTCCAGCATCTCAGCAGTGGAAACCGGCTTGTCGAAAACCGTCCCCAGGTCGTGCCAGGCAGGCTGACGAAGAGAAGCGAAAGCGGCCATGTCCTTGTAAACCTCAATACCAGCGGGCATATTTTCTAAGTCTCCTTAGTTCGTTTGGCTTGATGTATAAAGACTAGCAGGATGGGGAAGCTTCTGTCAACCCCTCGGGATGTTGTAGACCTGAACTGCTTCCTGGACCCTCATCCCGTTGATAGGTCCGTCAGTCATGTTACCACCCTTGTACTCATCGGCGCAAGCATCTGCAATTGCGAGAGCAAGCTGCATAAGTCGGGACTTGATAACGTCGGGGGAAGTCTTCACAATGAAATTGGCAAATGTCTGAACATTGAATGTGTAGTTTTCCAAACCATTCAGAAGGTGCTTGGAAACGAGTCGATAAAGCCTGTCCTCTCGATGATTGGCGTCACTCAGACGAACACCAGTAGGGTCAACGGCACGGCGGGGACCATCAAACATATACACTCCTTGGTTTGGGGGGAGAGCCTTTCTCTCCCCCACTGACAACTACCCTATCTCAGTCCTGAGGACGAGTCAAGAGCAGAGTCTCACCACCAAGGTACTTCGGAGCGACCGGCCCGGAGGAGCACTTGCAGTAGGACACCCCACGAGAGCAGCTACCGCAGTTCTGAACGGCCACCAGCGGCTCAGAGATAAAGGCAGGGTCCTTCGGACCACGACGGGCGTAGGTGTAGCCTACGGTCACGTCACGCACCTTCTCCGCCTTGCTTGCAGACCGACGAACAGTCACCTTCTTCTCAACCTTGTTAGAAGCAAGGTAAGCGTTGATGAGAGCAGTGGGAAGCTTTCCACGCTTTCCCTTCTCAATTGCACCAGTCTGCTCACCCCATGCACGAACAGCCTTTGCGTCGTAGGAGTCCTGAGACGGACGAACTTCCTTGGCAACCTGAGTAGTCTTGCGAACCTTCTTGGGCTTGTTCAGACGCGCCTCCTTCGCAAGCTCAGCAGCAGTCTTGTCAAAGACCATGCCGTCTGCCTTGGCCTTGTCAAGCGCAGCACGGGCCTCCTTAGAGTAACGCCCACGGCCGGGCTGAGCAAGCTTAAGGGAAATCAGGTACTCACGCTCAGTCATTTCCTTCTCCTTCTGTGTTGGTAAGTAAGACTCTACAGGACTAGCGGGCGGGTTGTCAATCAGTCGGTGTAGTAAATCGTGGAACCCACGATGTAGACGTACTCAGCCGACTCCACACGCTCACCGTTCTTGATGTTGTAGTATCCACCAAGAGACTTGATGTAGCGAGCCTGACCCCAATCCTGGATGCCACGGGTGACAATCAGGTCACCATCAGCAGAGAAAGCCACGGAAGACTTGACGCGAGGCACGTAGCGGTTCTTGGACTCCTCAACGAGGTCACCAAGAACGGAACCGTTGAATCGAACCTTCCGCATCACAACCGTGCCAGCCTTGTGGCTCTGGGACTGACGCCCCAGCTTCTTGATGGAGATACCGCCGTTGCGAGAGACGCGAGCCGAAACCTTCATTGTTAGCCTCCTTGGCTTGTCGTTGTGGTTACTACCTTACACGATGCTGTGGTCTACGTCAACAGGCTCCCAGTTGTTCATTGCGTAGCTCTTGAGAACTTCACGAACGGGACCACAGACCTGACCATTGTGCAGGGTCTCAAACTTAACGTACTTTCGGAACAACCCCGCACGCTCAAAGCCTACCACACGAACAGTGGTGGTAGAGCCCTGGAAACGATAAATTCCTCCGACCTGCATATCAACCACCTTAGACGAGAGGGGACCTTGTGTCAACCCTCTGGAGCTTGCCCCCGAAGGGGCATGGGTCCTTTACGAACCCGTCAAAAATTTCGCCGGAAATCTGACTTACGAATGCTAATCATTCTGCGCTTCTGGCTAACCTTGAATTCCTCTTCCTCCCAATCATCGAAATCATCTTCATCCCATTGTGGTGGGAGAATGCCTAGCCAAACTTCTAGACCTGGGTTCATGCTGAAATTCAAATCCATTCTTGCCTCCTGAGTCCATTGTACCCCCAAGAGCTTATTAAACCAAACCTTCAAGCCACTCGTTTAGCTCATCGTCGCTGAGATTAATTGCATCATCAGGAACTTCGCTGTAAATGTCATCAACGAATTCCTTGATAACACCCCGCTGAAAAATAGCGAGTCCAGTTCCTTCGGGGGAGCGCAAAAGCATACTGATTGCATCTCCGTGGTCATAAAATGCCACGTCTCCGTGACCAGAAACGCCATTTGAATTCATGGCATCCTTGAGAAGTTCTCGGGAGAAAATCCACTCAGGAGACTTATCCTCTTCCACATGGAAGGTAAAGCTCACCTCAGCCGGAACTTCCTTATCAAACTTAAGGTCACAAAGAATATTGGTACCACCAACAATGCACGTGGTATTGTACTCAACCATGTATTACTCTCCCTTTGCTTCTGCTGCCATTTGCGCAGCATGATACTTGTCAACGATATCCTGCGGGTCCTTCGGATTATTGTAGCGGGCGAACACCCTTTCTTCTACTGTATCCCAAATGACCCACTGTGTGTCATCATTGGGGTCTTTCCTAACGTCGTATCTCATGGTCAGATACTACCAACCTTTCGTTGTGGTTGTCAAGCTAGCATGTCTTGTCATAGGGAGCCGGAAGCGGCTCACCACTAAGTGTAACACACTTGCATTTCCTGCAAGTGTACACGAATGCAGACTTTTCCTTGTCCGAACCTACAACCTTCCATTTATGTCCTGGCAACTTTGCAGCCATTACGCCTCCTTACGAACCGCCCGGATTTCTCCGTAGGCTTGCATGTAATAGTCTGGAGCAGGACCAGGCTTATTTCTCCCATTGATTTCATCAATGCGTTCCTGTGCCTTTTCGGGGGTATCAAACTCTTCAGTCCAAGAGTCCCTACCCCAACCACGCTCTGACTCTACCACAGTAATCTCATACTTGTAAATAGCCATGTTTCCTCCAAAGCTTGGCGGGTCAGACTTCAACCCGCCCAATTTTACTTAGGGTCCATAAAACCCTTGCCAAACAGAGCCTCAAGGGCTTCTGCTGACTTCTCAACCTCATCCTGGAAAGGCTTTACGAAAGCCTTAACTTCAGGAGTGGCCTTTTCAGCAGCATCACAGAGATTACCAAAAACCTCAATAATCTTGGACACTGCAATAAGGGCACCAAGGTTCTTCATTTCCTCAGGCATTTCAGCCATTGTAATTCTCACTCACCTTTACGATTCCGTTAGCATACTTACGGTCAAGCTCTTGCACTTCAAGCGTCAACTCATCAAAAGGAATGAGTGACTTGTGGTCGGGCCGAATTCGATTCTTCCAGATAGCCCAAGCCTCATGAACATCCTTGAGAGTCACCTTATCACCCTTGACAGCTACAAGCAAGCCGTAGAGGTCAAGAAGTTCATCGGGCAGCCCCGGCAAAGTTTCAGAAAGCTCATCCAGCATTTCTTGAATGTAATTCATTATTCTCCTTTACGAAGCTTGCCCCTTTCGGGGCGAGAAGTTAAATTCTCTCCATCAATTCATCCAACTTCTCTGTAGTCATCATGAGACTTACAACCTCAACCTCAATCAAACTCTTGTCTCTTTCGGCATACCGATAATCCTCTTCGTTATAGGTTACTCTAGCAGTAACACCCTCCGCAATCTCGATATAAACCGTTTCTTTGCAGCAGTCTCTACACATGCTTCAGGTCCTTTGTCTTCAACTTGAACTTAACACGCTCACCACGCTGGTCATAAAGATTTACCGCAGGCTGAGCAATAACACCCTCTGCATCGAAATCCTTATTGCGTGCAAAGGTGGACTTGAATCCACCAGCAACCATAAAGAAAATCTGAGCAGTGGTCATCATACCGAGATAGGGAACCATCTCAAGACCAAGACGCTCAGCATTCTTGTTGACCGCATCAGGTGTCAACCATACCTTGTCGTTGACCATCATGTCAAACGCCCGAAACTCCAGGCTGTCAGAGTAGTTGCCACCAGAAAGAATCTTCGGACCATAAAGCTCACCAAAGATAAGCAGCTCATCAATTCCAAACTCATGGATAAGTGAGACCGCGCTGTCCTTTACCGAATCCCGCAAATTCTCCATGAATTCCTGCTGAACCGGACTGAAGTGAGCATTGTCAGTGCGACCACCATAATTACTGTTCTCGTCCTTGTCAAACCAAAGACGGACATTTGTGCCATCAACCTTCTCAGTAACCCACCAAGAAACAATGTGGTTGAATTCCGGCCGGGTGTATTCTCCGACAAGAAGCTGAGACTTGTTCTTAGGATTACGCTTGTAAAGGTTCTCGGTCTTCGAATACTCTCGCATTTACCTCTCCTTTATTGTAGGAAGCTTGAAGGGGTCCTTTACGAACCCCTTCGAAAATCTGCCAGAAAATTCTCAGAATTGCATCTGAGAAATCATCTGAAACAGATTGTCGGTCCATTCCTTGAGATTTCCCCCAAAGACAGTATCACCAAGGTAGATACCGAACAGAATGAGAATGGCAGCCTGGAACTTATTGAGTCCATCCTTGACGATGAACATGGCTACCAATAACCCCAAGACAACAATAACTGAAATAGTCATAATTATATTAACCTATTCTGTTTATTCTTCTCTTTGCTATAACTTGTTTTATTCTTTTTCTAGTCTAACGAGCTTGAGGGTAGCTTGTCAAGAGCTACCCTCCAAGATTTTTAGCAGTCGCAAGTCTCGTAATACTCAGAGTCAGGCTTCTCCATATATTCAGAAAGAGCCTTAAAAATTTCCTCTTGAGTACCTGAATAGATTGTTACCCCACCCGCTCCCCAATCATTCAGGATTCGAAACACAACATAGTCAGGACCGACATACTCTACTCTCTTACAAGAATAGGAATCCCGGCCGAAATGACCACCGCAGAATCCGTGAATTACATCTCCAATAGAGAAAACATTCTTCCCCTGGTTACACTTGCATTCACAGCAACACATATTAAGCCTTTCGGATTTGATTTTCCTTCAGTACATGTCGGTGAAAGATGAAATCAACTGTATACTTGGGCATATTAGGGTCTGTAGTCCAAACCTTTGTGATTGTACCAGTGTCTCCGTTGAATCTTACTCTCTGACCAACCTTGAACTTTGGCTCTTTATTTGCCATTATTTACTTGTTTCCTCTCATGTTGTGCTTTCCGCACGAACATCCATATTTACGCCATCTATTACGAACTCGGCTAATTTCTCGCCGGGCCTTGATAATGGCCTGAGCCTTACGATAGCTCTTCATGACCCCATCTCCGGGTTATTACGACGTGACTGCCAATACCAGTAGCCACGTACCTCCATCAAAATGACACCGAGCTTATTATAGCCCCTGCCATCTACGCGTCCCCAGAATTTATCACCCCAGGTATTTCCTTCCACAAGCATAGCATCACCCGTCTTCAAGAGCTGAACTCTTAGCTCAGGGTTTTGCAGAAACTTCTGGAAGACAATTTCACGCATACAATCTACCTTAATGTTCTCCCACCAGTCAAGGTCTATTTTCACAGACTTGCCCAAATACTTTGCCTTGGCGGGTGTTGGAGCGTCGGCAACAGAAAGAACGTATCGCATCTTGTCTGCCTTGTCAAGGATGGCATTCCCCTTGGCAGCCTGAAAGGCGTGTTCTCCTGTAGCCATGACCACCATCTCATCGCCCATCACAAAACGTATGGGTGCCTCAAAAAAGTTACTGAGGAAGAAGTGGTCACCTTCAAATTTAGGAACGACGTGCATATTTTTAGATACCCTCCTGCATCCACGGGTCGGTGCCGTATGGTCCCGAG